TCCCGCAGGTCCGCTTCCTCGTCGGTAAAGGCGATCGCGCTGGGCCGGAATATGCCATCATCGCCGCGCACTAAAACATGTCTCATGCTACTGCTCCTTTCTTGTTCGGGTCTTCGGCCAGGCCGCGCCACGCCGTGCGGGGCCAGCTTGACGGCGTGACTGCAGCGCGTGCGCACTCAATAGCCCGTGCCGCTGTTTTTGGATCAGACAGTCCTACCCAGTGCAAACTAAACCATCTATTGCCATCCCAATAAGCAAATGCGCGGCCGTCGCTGTCAGCGGCGTCACGTTCATACACGCCTTCGCGAACGGGTTTAACGTGTGCGGGATACCAATCAGTTAATTTCATGCTACTGCTCCTTTCGTAAATGGGTTGTCAATCGGAAGTGTAACGACATTATCCGAAATGTCAAGGAAACTTTGCGGCGCTTCGTAGTAACGCATGCCGCGCCCGTCCTTGCCAGCGGTCCAGCCGCGTGCGGTCAGCCAGCGCGCGATGTCCTGCGCGGCGAAGCGCCGGCCGCTGACCAGCTGATCCAGGCCGATGCGGATGGTGGATGCCTGCACGCGCCCTTTGCCTTCACGTGCGAGCGCATTGGTCAGGATGTTGGGCAGCAGGTCGTCCAAGTCCGAAACTGGCATCCCTTCCCCGTTGGCCATCGCGGTCTTGCTGTACTCCAACACTTCGTCGGCGGTGCGGGTGACCAGCGCGAAATAGTCGGACTCATTCTCGCAAAAACGCTTCTTGGCTTCGGCCAGGATCTGCGGCAGTTCGGTCATCCAGTTCGGGTCCATGGCCTTGCGCACGAAGACCGGGCCGAAGCGGCGGCCGCCGGTCTCGTCGCGGTACAGTTCGAACTTGTTGGCCGTGCCGATGGGCATGAAACGGCGCGGATGCTCGGTTTCTTCCTTTTCGTAGGGTTTGCGGTAGACGTCGTTGTCGTCGGTCACCCAGCGCTTGATGTCGTCGGCGTCGCGTTTGGACAGGCCGGACATTTCGGCTAGTTCGCAGATCATCGACCTGGCCGCCTTCATGGACATTTTGCGGTCGTCATCGAAGGCGATCGAGGACGGCAACGGCACGCCCAGTCCGCGCGCGATCTCGATGGCAAATCGGCTTTTGCTGGTATGTTGCCGCCCGATCAACACCGGGATGACCGGCGCGGAAATACCGGGTTTCAGTTGACGCATCACCAAACCCGCAAAAAACGCGCAGGAGACGTTTTCGAGGATGGGTGAGGGTTCCGCATCAAACACGTCCTGAAAAACGCTCTGGAGCCGTTTCTGGCCGTCCCAGACGGGTAAGCGAAGGATGGCATCCTTCCACGGATCAACGCGGCGCATTTCGGCCAGGGCGGTGACGGCCTTTTCAACGGTCGAAGGCGTGACGTTCGCGCAGCCGATGCGCGACAGTGCCTCGATCAGCCGACCGGTCGGCGGTACGTCCTCGGCTTGCACGGACGACGTGCAGACGTTGAAGGTGGGCAAGCAGTCGATTTCGCGCAGCAGAAGTTCGGTGCCGTGCATGACGTTCACGAACGGCGCGGCTTTCTTGCCGGCCGGTTCCGGATACTCGACCAGCCCACACAGCTTTTCTGCGGCCAGGTCGAGGGGACTGGTCAGGTCGGCGGCGTCAGCGTCGGTGAAGGCGAAGAACTCCTGCATCTTGTGCGACCAGATGCCAACCTTGTCGCCCATGCGGACAATCTCGGCCTTGTGCATGTGCTTGTCCGACAGGTCCGGGCGATAGGTGTCGAACGGATCGGCGCAGTGCCGGCCCAGCGCTTCGTCCAGGTGGGCTAGCACCTCACCGACCGTCACGGGCTTCTCGACGCCGACGACTTGCAGCGTCCAGCTGCGCGGCAGCGCCTTGTCGCCCAAGGCACGGGTCGCCATCAAACCCAAGCGCTCGCCGACTTCCGGATCCAGCCCCGACGCAATGGCGTTCTGGCGCTGGTAGTCGATGGCCACCGTCTTGGCTTCGCGGCGGCGTGCGTTCTTGGCATTGCGCACGGCCGTCGTGAACCGCCGTTCGTCCAGTTCACGCATGGCGGGCAGCGCCTGCACGTCCAGCAGCCCTTCGGCGGTGCGGAACTTGGCCGGCGCGCCGACGACCTGCGGCGCACGTTCGATGAATCGGGCCTCTTCGGGGATGGCGCGCACCAAGTCGCCCTGCATGACGGGTTTGGCTTCGAACATCAGGCGCGACGGCTGGTACACCATGGCGTCGGACAGCTGGCGCACCAGCAGTGCGCCGGACTTGCTGATGCGGATGTACCCGCGCCCGGCCGCCCATTGCTCAACCTGCATGCGTTTGGCCAGCGCAGGGATGTCGACGCCGCGCGTGACAGACACAAACACATGCACGCCGCGCAGGCCACGGTCGGCCACGTAGGACGACGACGAAGGGCGCGCCACACGCACGACCTGGCGCAGCCACGGCGAGCACGCTTCCAGGGCGTCCAGCACGTCGTCCACGCTGCGGAAGTCGTCGCCGTCCACGTCCACGTCGATCGGGTACAGCGCCGGGCCGTAGGGAAACATGAACGATTCGTTTGTGCGGGCCACGGCGTCGGGCCGGAAGTCTACGCCTGCACGCGTGGTCAGCGGCGTGTCGCCTTTGGTCGGAATGCCGCAGGTGATCGCCTGGTTGGGCTGCAGCATGTCGAGCGCTGCACCTAGTTCACTGATGTTCGGGATAGAGCAAACCCGCGCGGACCCTTCGGTCATGTGAGCAATCGCCGTGCTTTCGATCTGCCCGTTTGCGTTGCGCGTGAAGGTCTTGGTCAGATCGCAGTTCTTTGCCGTGATCTGTGTGAACGTAATGTCGGATTGCATGAAGTCCCCGATGTTGAAAGGCACTGACGGGCGATCGCTGTCAGCGTTTCGGCATATTGTACGAATCTTAACCAAAAGTAAAATAGGTAAATACTATCGCGGGTGTTCCTGTGATAGCTACCCAACAAGCAGCTAAGAAACCGTTTAACGGAAGAGGATTGTTCAACACTCTTTGCTATAGCTCGAAAATGGCAATAAGTCCTTTCCGACTTATTGGTCTTTTTTTCAGTTTCTAAAAACTCTTTACTAAAATAATTATAAATCTTCCGTTAATAGAAAATAAGATAAGAAAGAGAAGAGAAAGAAAAGAAAATAGTTTAAGGTTTCGCGCAATTGCAGTTACGTTTAGCAAATAGATCGTTATCAGAAGGGCGAACGGAGGACGATACGGACGACAAAAAATGTCCTCCGTAATCTGGTATAATCTATATTAGCATTCTGACAAGTTCTCAATTTGTGAGAAATTTACACTTGTAAAGAAAATGCGAGTTTATAAAAAGTTTTAAACTATTCAACTATATGAAAAATCACAAAAGTCTCACTTTCTGCCGTAAATCGATGGCCTCTTCCGTACTTCTGCCGTAGGTCTGCCGTTAAACGAAATGTTAAGAGTTTGTCGGAATTGACGTACTTTGGGCATAGTGGTATATTCGAATCTCGACTGATACAACATTCGTTTATACTATGGATAATTTGATCGAAATTCGCAAATCGTTGGGCATGACCCAACAAAAGCTGGCCGATGAATTGGGCATTGCGCAGCCCTATTTGTCGCAGATTGAGAAAGGCAAAGTGGGTTTGTCGTTTCGCATGTTTGAAAAGCTGCGGGCCGTTCTTGCCGCGCGCGGAGTTCTCTTGCCCGCTAACCAGCACACGAAGTGGCAGCGCAACGCGACCCCACGACCGCAGGCTGCCGACCCTCTTGCGTTCCAAAAGGCACTCAAAGACAACGTCGCACTGAGTTTGCAAATTGCCGGTTTGCGACAGGATCTGATTGCGGCCAATGGTGCAATCGAGTTTCACCGCAAAGCCGCCGAACGCTATCTGCGCGAACTCGAAGAACTCAAAAAGACGAAAGGCTGACCATGTCGAATCCCGCCGTGACCCACTCCAAGCTCAGTTTCTCTTCGCGCAAGCGCTGGAAGAACTGCCCCGACAGCGTCGTACTGTCCGCCGGCCTGCCGGACAAAGAGAGTCCCGCCGCCCGCGAAGGCACCGCCGCGCACGCCGTGGCCGAGTTCTATGTGCGCCAGGCGTTCAATCTGGCCGGCGCAATGCCCGGCGACCCGCTGGACGTGCCTGTGCCGGAAGGCGTCGAACTGAAAGGCAAGACGCCCGAGCAGTGGAACGAAGAACTGCGCCAGCACGGGCGCGCCTATGTCGATTACATCAAGTCGCTGATCCCGGACGGCCATCACGCGCACGTCACTATCGAACAAAAGGTCGCCATTCCGTCGCTTCACGCGCAACTGTTCGGCACGGCTGACTGCCTGATCTGGATTGACTCGCTGCGCCGCCTGATCGGCATCGACTACAAATACGGCTTCCAGGACGTGGAAGTAGGCGACGACGAAGACACGAACGAGCAATTGTCCGCCTACGCTGTGGCCGCCGCCGAAACCTTTAACCTGCAGCCGGAAAGCATTGTCGTCGCCGTGTTCCAGCCACGGCGCACGATCGGCATGGCCGGTCAGCACGTGGAACTGCCCGCCGACTGGCTGCCGCGCGAGCTGGCCAAGCTGGCCGCCGAAGTCGCCGCCGTGGATGCGGCCAACGGCACAAACCCGAAGCCCGGCCCGTGGTGCAACTACTGCCGCGCCGCGCGCGCAGGTGCCTGCCCGCGCGTGGAAGAGGCGCTGGCCGCCGCTACCGGCGCCTACGTGGGCGAAAAGAGCCTGCACAGCATGACCGACGACGAAGTGGTGCAGCTGTGGGCGGCCAGGACCGCGTTCAAAGGTTTCTGGGAAGACGTGGAAGAGCGCATCGGCCAGTTGGCCAAGGCGTCGCACCCGCGTATCCAAGTGGTGCTGGGCGAAGGGCGCCGCAAGTGGAAAGACCCCGAGCAGGTCACGCTCACCCTGCTGGCCATGGGTCGCCACGACCTGCTGGAGCCGAAAGCACTCAGTACCGTATTCGACCGCCTGCCAGCCTTCGCGCGCGACGACCTGATCACCAAAGGCGCGCCACCGCGCTCGCTCAAGCTGGTTGATCCTGGCACCCCGTCGCAGATTGCAAAAATCTTTAAGAAGTATTCGGATATTGTTGACAAGAACGTGAAAGCCGAATAATATCTAGTCCGTGCATGTCGCACATTTCTTTTCATCTTTCATCTATAGGATCTCATCATGGCACTGACCGATCACATCGGCATCATCGCGCAATCCGCCGTCATCAACGCCGTTCCGAACCGCAAGAAGCCCGGCGCGCCGCTGCAGTACTACGCGCAAGTCGCTTTCCCGCCCTCCGCAGGCGCTGACCTCAACAAAATGCTGCAGGACACTGCCGCAGCTGCCAACTTCACGATTCGTTTCGGCGTGACCAAGATCGGCATCCAGCAGAACGGCATGCTCGGCAAGCCGCTGCCCGGCATCCCGAGCGACTGGCTCGTGCTGCGCGCGTCGTCGCAGTTCCCGCCCGAGTTGTACAACGAAGCAGCCGAACTGATCAACCGCGAAGATCCCAGCTTCGCCACGCTGACCCGTTCCCGTTTCTTTGCCGGCAAGCGCGTGCGCATCCAAGCTTCGCCGTGGTACTGGCCGAACGAGAACGGCGGCTTGTCGTGGAACCTGCACGCCGTGATGGATGCGGGCGAAGGTGGCGAGCGCATTGCAGGCATCGGTGGCGGCGCGGACCCGACCGCATTCGCCAAGCACGCCAAGGCTGCTGCGGCGCCTGCTGCGCAGCCGGAAGCGCAGACCACCAGCCCGTTCGGCACCCCGCAGCAGACCACCCAACCGGCGCAGCAAGCCAACCCTTTTGCGCAAGCGACGGGCACGGCCAACCCGTTCGGCACCCCGGCGGCCTAATCGACCCGGACGACATCCCGTAACGACTACCGGCCGCTTCGGCGGCCGGTCAACTAGGAGAATTACATGCACAAGCAACCCAAAATGAACACCGCCCTGTCCCTCGTTGTGGCCCTCGGCGCGTACTGCCCGCCCGTCAAACTGGCCGCTTCGCCGGAAGTTCTGGCCCGCGAGCAGATGGCCAACAAGCGCCGCAAGCGACCGCTGATCGGCCGCGGCAACTACGGCGTGAACCTGATGCATCACTTCGATCAGAAGCGTAAGGAAGCCAAAGCCGGCAAGGCGGTCGCCCTGTCCCTCGTCGTCCGCGACACTCGTCCGGGGTACTGATATGGAATTCCTTGCCGCTTTTGGCGCCGCCGTCATCGTCCTGTTGTGCGTGGTGGCACTCGGGGTCAGCACTGGAAAAGTGCGCGTCAAGTTTTCGCGCACGGACAAGTCCGAGAAGTGACGACTTACCGCCTACCCTTCCCGCCGTCCGTCAATCGCATCTGGCGCGCCGTCGGCGGCCGGATCGTCTTGTCGGCGGCGGCCAGGGCGTGGCTGAGATCGGCAGCTAATGCGATGCCGCCCGGCCGCGTGCCGCCGCCCCTGACCGGGCGGCTGCGCGCCACGATCACGTTGCACGCGCCGCGTGCGCTGCGCAACAAGGCTTGGGACTGCGCGAACCGTGAGAAGATACTCTGCGACTTCCTAACCAAACAGCGGGTCTGGTTGGACGATTCGCAGATTGACGAGTTGTATATCATCCGCTGCGAACCGGACCCGGCTGGCGCAGGGTTTGCGGTGGTACATATCGAGGAGAATTGAGAATGGCTAAAATGCACAACGTGTCGCCGCTGGTGGACACGCCGTCAGGCATCATTGATTTGCGCGCTATCACGTTGCTCTCCAACGTGGTGACGCCGGACGACAACCCCGCGCTTGGCGGCCCGACCTATGGGGTTTGCGTCGGTGGTCAGTTCGTCATCGTGATTCCGACTGCGGGACAGTCGCTGGAAGACTTCCGGGCCGAACGCGAACTGATTGCGCAGGCTTGGCGCGACTGGGTGAAGTCGCAATGAGCAAATACACGACCGAACAACTGCAGGAAATGGCGGGCATCGTGCTTAAGCATCCGGCAATGCTGGACCCGCGAACGGGTTTGCTGTTGCAGCGACTACAAACACAGTTTGGCTTGTCCCACGCTGACGTGATGCACCGCATTGATCTACTGGCCGCCGGCTTGCCGGTGACTCACTGATATGTGGATGATACTCGCCATGGTGGCAGGCTGGGCTGCAGTCGTTGACTCGTCGGGCCCGGCTGCGGTGTGCGCAGCCGCTGCCTTGGTTGCGTTCGTGTTGGATTACTGACAGCCCGCAATCGCAGCGAGTAGTTGCCCCTCGTATGCCGCCCGCTGGTCCAGTTCGGCTAGCGCGGCGCGCACCTTCTCATACACGTTCGCGTCGGCCGGCACTCTCGAGAGTGCCCAAGTAGGCGCGGCGGGCGTCTCAATCTTGCACGGCACAGACACGGGCACCTGAACCTCGACGGGCTCTTTGACGATAGTCGGCGCGGATTGGCAGCCGGCCAGCAGGAGGAGCGCCGCACAATAGATTTTGCCTATCATCATGCACGCCCCTTGATAGCTTCGTCCAATAACACTTCCGCCGACTTGCAAGCGCTGCCCGGCACCGGCATGGGTCTGCCCAGCAGTTTCTGCGCATCGGCCAGCTTGCGCTTGGCGTCGGCTAGCGCGGCGGCGCTCGCTTCCTTCGCCTTGGCTTCGCGCAGGTCCGCCTGGCGCTTCAGATCCGCCACAGCTGCGTTTTGCTTGCCGATCTGGTCCGTGAATGCGTCGTTGGCCGCTTTGAGCGCCTTGGCCGATTCCCGGGCTTCGTCGCGTTCCTTGATGGCTTGGGCCAGGTCGCGTTTCAAGACGTGGTCGGTCCAGGCGTGGTAGCCGATGCCGGACGCGATGATGCCGGCCAGCGCGAGCCCGGCAATGGTGCGCAGTTCCATGTGTTACTCCCCGCGGCAGATTCGCCGCTCGGCCTGGCGCCGCAGCCAGATCCCGCCGCACAGCTTTTGATTTTCGGATAGGCTGCAGTCGATCTTCTCGCCCTTGGGCTTCACGTATTTCCACTGCAGGTATTGGTCGCACGCGGCAGGAAAATCCTGCGCGATGTACATTTTGCGCAGCGTTGAATTCTGGTAGTTGGCCACGCCCGCATTGTAGGCGAAATCAATCGCCGCGACTTTCTGGCCGTCGGTCAGTTCGTCAAATCCGGGCGTCATGTCGCGCACGGGTGTGGCGTAATCGACCAGGCGTGTGGCCAGCAGATCCTTGCATTCGGCAGAAGAGTATTTGCGCATCTGGACGTGCGTGTCGCCGTAGCAGACTGTCCAGATGTTGCCCGCAAGTTTGTCGCGGTAGGGCTCGGTGCGTTCGCCTTCGGCGCCACCGGTGAGCGCAATTAGCGCGGCGGCGGCCGGCGCGCCGATCAGGGCGGCGAGTGTCTTGCGGTCAAGTGCTGCCATCGGGTTTGACGCCCGCGTCGAGCGCTTTGCCCTGTCGCTTGGCGATCCATGGCGCGACGATACGGTCGCGCACCAGCACGTAGACCTGCAGGATGCCGAAAATCAACGCGACCCATTGCACCAACAGATTGACCGGAATGTTGGTCATCCATGTCAGCACGGCGACGCTTGCCGTCGGCGCGGCGCGCACAACCTGCTCGGCTACGTCTTGTGTTGCGCTCATGGCGGCCCCTTTATTCGAAAAAAGTAGTTGCATGGCAATGCCTTCCGTTGATCCCCTGGATGGCGAAAGCTTACAGGGTCTGTCGCCCTGCTTGGCCGATTGTAACATACTGTCACGATTAGGCGGGCGCGTCGCGTAATTCCCAGGCGGTGCCGGTCCAGTACGGCCATTGACCGCCCGGCCATGCGGGCGGCTGCACACGCGTGGAGCTAATCGGCTCGATGTAGACGCCAGGCTCCAGCGGGCTTTCTTGCGCGTCGTAGGGGTACATGAACGCGCCAGTGGCGTCGTCAAACAGATAGACCGTGATGTATTGCGTCATGATGGGCTCCAATTACTGGAAAACGATGCTCTTGCGCACGCGCATACCGGCGGCCAAGTTGGCCGCGCCGCCCGTGCTGGCCGTCGCAGCACTTTGGGTCAGGTTCGCATTCGACCCGCCGCCGTTGACCACGTAGGTGCCCGGCAGGTCGATCCAAGCGCCATTTCCGTTGAATCCGTGCGTGTGGGCGATGACCTGGCCGGCAGTAGTTGTGCCGACGTTGCCGCTTGCATGCACGGCGGCGTAGTCGGCGGGGAAATAGGGCAGCCCGAACGTGGTCGAACCGTCACCCGCGCCCCAGGTCGTGCCGATGGCGGCAAACAGCGCGGCGTAGGTCGTGCGCGACACGTTGGTGGGCGCAGTCGGGCACCACAGACGATTGGCTGGCAGCGTGTTGCCGGCTACGTCCACAATATCACCCGCCTGCAGCACCGAACCGCGCGCGTAGCGGTCATCGGCTTGGCCCAGCGTGACGGGTTGCGTGGACGCGGTGGCTTGCGCGATGCTCTGCGGCAATTGCACAATGTTCGTACCGTCGCCGCGCACGATCTGCGCACCGGTTTGCAACACCACGCCGCTGCCGCTAGCAGTCTTGACGGTCAACGTGTTGCCGCCGCGCACGGTGTTGTCAACGATTTCCCATTTGTACAGCCACGCCGGCAAGATGATGTTGACGGACGCGGTCAGCGTGCCCGAGATCAGCAGCGTCGGCTTCGCGGCGTTCACGGGCTGGATGGTCACGTCGGTGGACGTAGCGGTAATGGCTGCCGTGCCATACACCCAGGCGGGCACCCAGTTGGCGGCCGTGCCGTCGGTTGCGTCCGGGTTGGTCGTGTTGTTGTCGGCCGTGCTGACCCAGAAGCCCAAGCCGTCCGCGCGCGGGATGCAGGCGCCGCTGGCGTAACCGCCGATTTGCGCGGACGTAGCAAAGGTCGAGTCATAAGGGAATGCGCCGCCCTGCAGCATCCACCAGATGGCGCGGCTGATCTGGTTCATACCGCCGTTGAAATCTTCGCCGTTGGGCGGCACGCCGCCGGCCTCCGGCGGCACCATCGTCAGCGGCGGAAAGCCCAGCGACTGACTTGCGCGGGTCGTGCTGGTCGTGGTGACGGGCACCTCTACGCGGGCTACATCGTTTTGCGCCCACGGCAGCAAGAATTTGTTGGGGATGTTGGTTTTTTGCATGATCAGCTCGCAGGGATAAAGGGGCCTTGATTCCAACCGGTAACGTAATTTGGAACCGATCCGCTGTTGGACTGCGCGAAGCCCATCGGCGAATAACTCAGGAAGTTGTAGACGAACGTCACGGTCATACCCGCCGGCACCGGGAACAGCCCGGATTCGATGATGGACTTTTCAACGGATGACGGCATGAACCGGAAGAAATAGCCGATATGCATCGGGAACGCCAGGTCATAGCCGACGAAGCACTGCCCACGATCGCCGAACATGCCGCGCAGGAGCGCGTTCAGCGCAGGCGCGTTGCAAGCGGCGATATTAGCCGCTGCTTTGACCAGCAGCAGGCGACGGTAGTAGTCGTCCTGCAACGCATAGGTCACGTTGCCCGATGCGTCCCCGTTGTAAAACGGCGCTTGATTCCACGGTTTCCAATTCGTCTGCCCGGTCGTCGGGTTTGCGTCAAACCCGAAATTGTCGCCAGGCGTTTGCGCAATTTGGAGATAGCGCGATCGCCCCAGGATGCGCCCCCAGATGTCCAGCCCGAAGCCCTGCGCGGTCGAAATGTCCCACACGTTGGCCAGGAACTGGTCCGAGAACTTCGCCATGTCAACCCATTGGTCGAAGTCGTCCAGCAACGCCAACAAGGTCGGCGAATTCGAATATTGCTTTTGGACCGTTGCGCCGAGATAGTCACTCATGGCGTCACGCGATTAACCAAGATGTTGGCGACAGGGCAAACCGGCTGCTGATCGATGCCCAACGTGACGGCTGCGCCGCTGGTAGGCGACGCCGTGAAGGCGATGAAAATCGAAATGGGCGTGATGTTGTCCAACGTGCTGACGATCGGCAGGTAAGACGCCGCGATGATCTGCGCACCGATGCGCGCGCGGCTCACGTTGATTGTGCCGTCGGCCGTCGAATAGCCGTTCAGGAACGCCGCTGCGACGGCCTTTTGTACCTGACTGACATAGTCGGCCGGCAGCGTGGACACGTCGGCAACGTTGACCGTGATGTAGCACTGTTTGGCCGTCGGGCGCACGAAGCGGTACACATACGACGGGTACGGCGCGGAATAGTTGACGGTGTCTTGCAGCGTCACCGACGTGGTGCCGAAGGACGACATGCCGCATCCGGCATCCAGTTTGGATTGGATGGCCTGCGCTACTGCAAGATCCGTGCCACCGGTGACACAAATAGCGACGCTGTGCGCCGGGATGGGGTAGTTCGTCGCGCCGTAGGTGATTGCGGCGTCGGTGCCGTTGTTGTAGACGAACACGTCAGTCACGTCGGTGATGTCGGCAATCGCCGCGCGCACGGCCTGTGCCGTGCCGTTGCCGCCGATCTGCACGCTTTCCTGGCGCCGCACCTCGGCGGCTTGGCGACTTTCGACATCCACGCCCGGCACACTGGCCGTTGCGTTGGACACGGTCTGCCAGCCGTTCTGGCGCTGGTAGATTTTCAGGTCGTTGATGCCAGCTGTTGGACCCGAACCGGCTACCTGCGCGTAGAACGTCGCGGTTGCCGTACCGTCAGGTGCGAGCGTCACGTCTTCGCGGGTTTCCCAGATACTGCCATCGCTGGATTTGACCTGCGCGGGCGCAGTGATGACGGAGCCCGGCACGCCGCCTAGCGTGGCCGGCACGGTTGCGTAGGTCGCGGGTTTGCGGGTCAGCAGGTAGATGCGCAGCAATGCGTCCTGATACGCGCCCGAACTGGTCAGCGGGTCCACGTTGGCGATCAGCTGCGCTAGGAGCGCCTGAAAATCGGCCACCATGTACGCCTGCGAGGATGCAAGTTGCCCTTGCGGCGTGGTCAATTCGGTGGAGAGCGTCTTGCCGGTCAGCGCGAACGCGGCCACGTAATCGGCCAGCACGCCCGCAAGAATGCTTTGCTCGCTGTTGGTAACGAGCCCGGCGGGCGTGAAAGTCGGCAGTGGGACGTTCGTAGTCATTGCGGCAGTTTATCAGAATCTTTGCCGCAATTGGCAAGTTCAATCGGGGCAGACGGTCCGGCGCATGTCGGCCAGTTCGTATTGCACTTCGGCCCACTTGCGGGCCAATTCGGCAATGCTGGGGTCGCCACCGAAGAAGAACATGCCGAGAAGGGCGACTGCGAGCAGTTTATACATGGTTGTCTTTCTATTGTAGTAGCGGTTTGGATAGGCTCACGCTATCATTGCGGTATCACCTACCAACGGGAGTTCCCTATGGCACTTGTCGATCTGGGCTACGCTGCGGGGGCCATTCCCGTCGGGCAAACCCAAGTTGTCATTCCAGTTCCTGCGTCGTTACGGCAAGCGCCGCTGACCGCGCAACTGACCAGTACGAACAGCTTGCGCGCAATCGAGTTTTGCGCCGATGGCCTTGGCGTCAACTATTTTACACCGACTTATGACGTGTCTGTCGCTGCGCAGCTAGTCGTGGCCGCCTTGTCGCCGATCACGCATGTGCGGTTCACCGGCGTAGCTGGCGACACCTATCGGGTGCAGTCGTGAGTTTCCCGCAACGCGGCGGCCCGCGCGTCAGTATTTCCGGCAGTAACGCCGTCGGCAGCACGCTTACCGCGACCGTCGCGGGCGGCACTGCGACTGGCTACCAGTGGAAGCGCAACGGCGCCAACATTTCCGGCGCCACGGCCTCCACCTACGTCATCCAGTCGGCCGACGCGGGCACCACGTTGACCGTCGTAGCAACGGTTGCAATCACCAGCGGCAACTCGGTCAACGTTCCGGCATCGGTGAACGTCGCGCAGTCCAAGGCTATCAACTACGCCCCGCTCAACGCATTTTCCTTGTAAGGATCTGCCATGAATCAACAATTGTATGTCAGCAACTTCTCGACCACGCTGGCGGCTTCCATCACCAACGTGGCGGCGTCGGCCACCCTGGCTACCGGCACCGGCGCGCTGCTGCCGACACTGGCCAACGGCGATTACGTGCTGCTGACCCTGACTCAGCCTGGCGGCCCGACATCGGAAACCAGTTGGGAAGTCATCAAAGTGACCGCCGTGTCAGGCGACACGATCACCATCAGCCAGCGCGCGGTGGAAGGCACAGCTGCGGCGTGGGCGAGCGGCTCGGTTTGCCGGCTCGGCACGACCGGCACCGGCATGAACGCGCTTTCGCAGTTGCTGGCGCGCGGCACGCTGACCACTTCGCGCAACCTGGCCACCACCGACAACAACGCTACGCTGGCCTATTCGGGCAGTTCGCCGATTACCCTGACTTATCCGACCGGACTGGGCGCCACGTTCTCCTGCACGGTCGTGCAACTCGGCACGGGCAAAATTACCGTGTCGCCTGCCGGCGGCGTCACTGCGGGAAATATCGGGCTGACCAACGGCCCGGGTTCGCTCACTACCATCGCCGCCGTGGCGGCCGATTCCTACGCTGCGCAAAACCCCGTGTCGAACGGCCAGACCCTGCTGGGCGTGAGCGGCATTCCGTTTATCGTGTTCGCCACGGGTAGCTGGACGGCTGCTGCCAATGGTGTGGTGACTGTGCCGACCCAGACGACCGCATGGCCTTACGCCTACGTCTACATGCCGGCCAACAGCATCACGGCCAGCAATCCGGCAGGTTGGTATTACGGCGTCTTCTCGTCCACCACGTCGGTGACCCTCTACAACAACGTCTACAACGTCGCTACCGGCGGCACGCCGACCATTCCGGCCAGCCCGACCGCGTTTGCCGTAGCTGCAGGCACGAACACGACCCAAGACACGATGCCCATTCAGGGCCCGACGTTCACCATCCCGGGCGGCGCGTTGGGCAACAACGGGGCGGTGCAATTGAGCTCGCAACTGCAAACCAGTTCCAACACGAACACCAAGACCGCGTTGATCGGGTTTGGCTCGTCCAACACGGTCTACGGCACGCTCAACACCACGAACGCCAATCTGGGCGAAATTGATGTCGTGCTGCAGAACCTCGGCCAGCAAACCCGCCAGATGTTCCGTACCAAGACGAACGCCGTGTCGGCGTCTGCGCCCACCATCCTGACCCAGGACACGACGGCCAACATCAGCGCTACGGTCAACCTGAACTGCGGCACGGTGGCCAACGACTGGATCATTCTGCACTACGCGCGGTTCGTCTATCTGTACGGAGCGTAATTCATGGCAAACCTGTCTCAGCTGCACGCGGCCGCCGCGCAAGTCCTGGCGGGGCAGACGTACACGCCTTACGCGTACCCAAGCCCCGCGCAAATTACCAACACGAAGGGCGTTGGCGTGCAGCAACAACGCCCGACGCCGGAATATGAGATCGGCTATCACACGACCCGCGTGGACTCCAACACGCTGAACGTGTACAACCGGACCGGCGCGGACAGCTACCAGCAAACCACGGGCTATGGCAACGTGGTCGTGCGTTCGTTTCTGATCGACATTTTATCGTTCAACGGCAGCGCCAGCGACCGGCAGTACGTGTATCAGCCGGCCACATGGGCAGTTTTTGAACACTGCGAGTACGTCATCAATGGTTCGATCTGGATGTTTACCACCGAGCGCCTGCGCACCGATACGAACCAGATCCGGGTGATGGTGCAGATCAGCACGGACGGCCTGGTCGGTCGATCTTTCGGTGCGCCGATTGCGGTGACCAGCGGCGGCACGCCCGTGACTGACAACCTGCTTTACTGCGCCAACGTCATCACCGACACGTCCGGTAACACGTGGATTTACTTCTCGTGCGAGTCGCCGACCGGGCTCTATCGCATCCAAGTGAATCCTGCCTTTGATGGCACGTTCAGCAACTACAGCCGCGTCTCGACGCAAACCATGTCCGAAGCTTGCGTGGCCACGGTGGACGGCACGGGCAAGCTGGTGTGCGTGTATCGCGCGGGGACCGCCACGTACCTGCAGCAGATCACCAGCGCCAACAACGGCGCGACGTGGACATCCGGCGTCAGCACGGGCTTGGGTTTGAGCAACGGCACGAAAGTGCAGCCTCGCATCGTGCAGTGCGCCGACCCGGCGCGCTTCATCGTAGCGTTCAGTGATCGAGGCGGCACGCAGTTTGACAAGACCGCGCCGCAGATCCTGAAGACGAACGCCTATGCGAACGTCTATCGCCAGGTCGTCCAGCTGGGCGCAGGGCAAACCAACGGCAACGGCGACGTGTATTTGCTGGATGCGACGACCGGCACGTATTTTTACATCGCGTGCAATCAGGCATCCAACAACGCGGCCAACGGGTTTAGCTACTGGGTCTTCAAGGATTCGCTGGCAGTTGCGCGCCGGCCCTGGCAGTAATCAGAACGGACAGTCGCCCCGGCACGGCTTGCCCATGAGTTCGATGGGCAAGTCGGCCTCGGCGACGCCTTGGCGCAGCAGCTGGTTGCGTTTGCCTTCAGGATGATGGTCGCATAGCGGGTGCCAGCGATTGTGCGGGATAGGGCCGTCACGGCCGACGACTTGGCCGCACGTGCATGCCTGGCGTTTGTGCCAGGAACGGCAGGACTCAATGCGCCAACCCTTCACGGATCCGCACGCCTCGCAGGCCGGCACGCGCCGGTAAGCGTCGGGGTGCGTCTTGGACGTGCGGCGGTGGCGGCATGCCGAATTGCGGCAGCGCAGGGCGTAGGTGGGCATGGTAGGTTTGGAATAGGTGAGCGTCTTTCCGCCCTGTCAGCGTTTATGGCCCGCATGGCGATGCTAGTTTCCACGGTTTGACGATACGTCGCATCGGGCGTCCCCGGGCTCACGCGCCTTCCGGTTTGTTTCCGCATTGGTTGTTGTTGGCCGAGGCTGGAATCAAACCAGCAAACACGTTCACAGCAGAACGGGCCACTACCCTTTAGGCAACTCGACACACCAACACAGAAACAGCCTGAACCCTTTCGAGGCGCCGACACAAGGCGATGTATTCCTTGCCGTACTCTACGGGACATCACCCCCGCGATTTAGCTGTTTCTGTGTTGGTCCTGCGCGCTTACCCGGCGCAGGTTAGTCAGCTAATAACCAAAGCTTAATCAATCATTCGCCCGATGTCAAGTATTCATCGGGTTGGTACGGTTCGGTCCGTTCTGCACGTTGCCGTGGTCGTGCGCGTTCACGCTGCCCTTGCTGGTCACGACGTCCGGCGCATTGACTGGCGCCGCGAAGTTCACGCTGCCCGCGCCGGTGGCTGTGCCATTCCAAGTGCCGTTGTGCGTCACGTTAGCATTGATCGTCAGGCCGCCCGGCGCGGTGAACTGCATGGTCGTGCCGGCGGTCAGCGTCAGCGTCGTCCCGGCCGTCAGTGCGATCGACCCGGGCGAGTGGATATCGATACCCGCACCAGCGCCCAAGAACTTGACCCACTGCGTCGGCGCGGCGTTCAGGAAGCCGCCCAGGTACAGGCCGTCGGCGGTCGAAAACACGCGGTCCGTTGCGGCTTGGCCCTCGGTCAGCGTGGTCTTGACGTTCGTGATGTCGTTCTGCGCGTACAGCGCGACGCCACGGTCTCCGACAACCGGGTCCAGGATCACCGCCGACACGCCGCCCTGCAGGCGCAGGTAGGGAACGTTGTAGGCGGGCGTTTGCGCAATCACGATGTTGTTCGTGTCGGACTGCAGCACCAGCGGCTGCACGGTCACAAACCCGACGCGGTCGCTCACGGGCTGGACGGCCAACACTTCGACCAGTTCGGCCGTGTGCAGGTCGCCGCGCAGGATCGCGCGGATGATGAATTCCTGCGCGCGGTCAGGGTCGTAGAACGCCTCGAAGGGCGTGCTGTAGGGCGTGTTGGTCATTATTTCAATCCCAATCGAAGCAATATAAAGCCCATAGCGGTTAGAACACATCCAGGCACTGACCCAAGTAACCCGTAAGTAAAGCTGCCTACGACGGCAAAGAATATACCGCCTGCAACTAACAGAACAAACGCTAGAAGCTCACCGAGATCATCATTCATTGCGTCTTCGCTCCATAGCTATTTGCCGCGCAGCTGGTCGTCCACGGGCCGCCGGGCCAGTTCGGGGCCAGGTCGTGCGACAGGACGGCGGCGACCCACTTTGTCCGATTGACGAAATCGAAGTTGGTGTGCACGTCCAGGGCGATGCCTGGCCGCAGCTGCGGGTTGAACACGGTCGAGAACTGCAGGCCGCTCGTGCTGTACACGGGCGCTGCCATCAAGCCCGTATCGACCGCGATGCGAATCGGGTCGGCAGTGAACGGCGCGCCGCCCTGGCGCACGACAACGCGCTGCAAGTTGACGAACCAAGTCAGGTCCGGGAAGTGGCGCATCAGGGCGCCGATTTGCTGCAGTGGCGAGCCTGTCAGTCGCACGTCGGTCAGTTGATACACTGGCGCGAGCGTCGAGTAGTCCACGGCAAACCCGGCCGGGTTTGCGATCTGCGCGAGCGCATCCGACAGCAGGACCGGGCCAGCATTCGCATACGGCGACGCGGGCGTATTGCCCAGCGGCATAGCCGCATTGGCATCGATGACCAGCTTCACGTCTGGCATGGCCGACGCGTCCACCGACGCCCACGAAATGACGCCTTGGAAGAACGGCACGAATACCTTGCCATCCCAAACGTCAATCTGCAGTGTGTCGGCGTTCTGCGGGGCCATCGCTTCCAACCACAGCCGAGCGATCTGGTTCATGTCGGCCAACGGCACGCCGTAGATATCAACATGCGCGTTGCCGAACTGCGCGCCGCCCTGGCGCACCTGAATGCGCATGCGGTTCTCTTGGAACGTGTAGCCGAACGTCGTCATCGCGCCTTGCGCGTTGGGCCGCGTGACCTCGACGGTCACGCGGGCAATGCGTTCGATGAATGGCTGATAGGTCGGCATGTCAGTTGCTCAGATAAGCTGCCAGCCACAGGTAGGCTAGGGAGACGGCGATGGCGGTGATCCAGATGCGGGCGGCGTTCATTATGCGCCCTGTTGGATTTTGCAGAACAGGCTGACTTTGCGCAGCCATTCACCGGCCGGCTCAATGGTCACGCCAGGTTTGAGCCCGCGCACTTCACACTGAGCTTTGACCTCCGCCGAGAAAATCTCGCCAAGAGCTTGCCCGTCTTTCGTGATGATCCATGTCATGTTGCGCTCCTTGTGTGAGTGAGCCTTGATCTTAATGGCTTATCGCGCAAATGTCAACGGGTCGCCGAATTATAATTTTGCGGTCCGGCGATACGCTGAATGCCGCCGATGAACTCGCCCGGATTGTTGGCCTGCACGGTCACCGGGCCATTGATCGAGATTTGCGGCGCGCCCTGACCGACCGGCGCACCGGCGGCCGGGCCGTTGTAGGCTTGCGCGTACTGCGCCGCTGTGCGGCCGCGCGCGGCGTCTACCGCAGCGTTGCCGTGGGCCTCGAAAATCTTGGAGAACGCGACGCCCATGTCGGTCGCGCCGCCGTTGGCCAGCGAGCGGGTGACCAGACTGCGTTCATACGGATCCGTCATCATGAATTCCAGCTGCTGATCGACGGTCGCTTGGTCAGGCAGGATGCCATACTTCTTTTTAAACGCATCGATGCGTGCGCCGCGCAGCTGGGTCAAGCCGCGCGCGCCTTGGCCGCCGCCTGCGGGGTTGAACGCCGCGGGGTTGAAATTCGATTCGCCACCGATGTTGGCTGCAACGGCTGCCGCCTGGTCAACGTTCATCCCGTACTTGGTGACCAGCTTGGTCATGATGTCCTGCGCACTGGACACGCCGCGCGGCGCGGATTGGCCGGCCGTCGGGGTTTGCGAGTTCAGCCAGTTCTGCACGGGCGCCGGACCTTCGCTGCGCGCCTTGCCGACCAGCCCCTGCCACTTCTCGCTGATCCAACCGCCGAATTTGCTCAGATCCTTGCCCATCTGCTCAATCTCTTTTTGCAGACCTGGCGAGTTGGCAAACCAGTCGCGCAGCTTCTGGAAGCCGAAGGCGACCACGTCAACCACTTCGCCCAGCACGCGCAGGCCGCGTGTGACGGCGTCGGTGGCTCGCGGGAAGTCTTCCGACAGCACAGCTACCAAACCTGTCAAGCCGCTGCCTGCCGCAACGACACGGTCATTCCATGCCGACAGGCTGATAGCCGAATCGCTGACCCACTTGGCGAACTGTTCCACGGCTGGCTGCGCGATGGTGGCCAGCGAATTGGCAATGTTGATCGTGGAGTTGCCCATGCTGGTCAGGGCTTCGGTCACTGCGTCCAGCGCCTTGCGGTTCTCGTTGGCCGACTCGGCGAACGACTTGGTGTAAGCCTCGCGCGCGTCGGTCTCGGACTTGATCATGACGATCAGGTCGTTGGAGACGCCTTGCGCGGCCAGTCCGGCTTCAATCTGCGCCTGCTGCGCGGGCGACGACTGGCGATAAATCTGCTGGGCCTGCCCCAGCATGTCGGCGATCGACGTGTTCGGCCCGGCGTTCACGCCCAAACGGGCAAGCGCCTGCAAGGTCGGGCCTTGGCCGGTGATGTTGAACTGCTGCTGCTCGCGGGCCAGGTCGGCAATGGCCTGCGCCCCGGCTTGTGCGTCCGCGCCCAGGCGGCGGGCCGTGCTGCCCCATGCCTGCATTTCGCGATTGGACATGTTCGTGGAGACGGCTGCACGGCGCAGGTTCGTTTCAAACCCGGCCAGCATGGTCATCGCACCGAACGAGCCCGTGACGGCGAGTGCTGCCGCACCTGCGACGACGCCCAGGCCGCGCAAAGCGAGCGCCCAGCCCTTGGTGGCGGCCGTCGCTTCCTTGGTGCGTTTGATGTCGCCTTCCTGGCGTTTCTTGCGCTTGTCGTCCTCGCCGGCGCGCTTCTTCTCCGTCTTGGAGATTTCCTTGTCGGCGTCCTTGTCGGCTTTCTTGTACTCGGTCGTATCGAGCCGCAAGCGCACGACAAGTTCGTCAACTACGGTTCCATTGGCGGCCATATCAGATCGTCAAGAATGTGCCCACGTTGGCCAGCGCGTTTTGCGCGGCGGTCGTGGCGCGGGTGAACAATTGGCCGATCTGCTGAACAGGGCCGCTCTTGGGCTGCACGGTGTTGGACGTTGCATCGGTGACGATCTGCGGCACCTCCATGAACACAATGTCCAGATGCAGGATGTTGGATCCGCGGTCGGGACGCACCGAGTAGGACATGCGCTGGATCGCGTAGTCGAGGTAGACGGCTTGCGGCGACAGCAGCGTGTAAAGCTGTGTCGGCATCTGCGCCTCTTGCTGCTCAATGGCGGCCAGCCAGGCGAAACGGGCCAAGTCGCTGCCCGTCTTGGTCATCGACACGGTGACCGTGCGGGGGCGCCGCACCTTGTTGTACAGCTGGAATGCCCCTTGCTCCTGCGGGTAGTCCGACATGGCCACTTCGTACTGCGGCGAAAACTCGCCCCATGACGACGGAATGGTCAACGGCAGCAGCGTATCGCTCTGCAGGATGGCGTAGACCGGCATTGGCGGGTTGACGTTGGGCAGGTTGGCAGATACCAGCGCCAACGCGTTCAACGCCGCAACAGATGCCGTCAGGGCCATGGCTTACAACCCCGCGCCGAAGTTCAGTTTCGAGAACGCCATAAGCAGTTCACCCAGGGTGCGCAACTCGGCGATGTCCGCCTCGGTCATTGGACGAAACGCCTCGGGGTGCTTCGGGTCCGGCGCGACCTGGACGCCCTGCAGCGCTTCGCGCACCAGCGACTGCACGCGGTCAGGGTCACAGCCTTGCAGCACTCGCATGATCTCATCGATGGGTGGTGCGCCGTCCTCGCTCGACTCACGCAGCCGGGCCAGCAAGTCTTCGTAGCTGTCCACCCGCAGGGCCGACACCAGACGCAGCATCACCCCCGCCGACGCCACTGGGCCAAGCTCGGTCAGCTTGAAACGCTTACCGGCGTCGCGGCCGTTTGCGGCGGTGATGATGGAATCGAGTTTGTCGGTCATGGTTTGCCTTTCGCGCGGATTTGCGCGTCGCGCCATTGGCGGATCGCGTCGATGTTGAGCAGTTCGGCCAGGTTGTAGGCGTCCTCGGTGGACAGCACGGTTTCCAGTTCGACGTAGCTGGCCTTATCCGATTGTAGCACCGCAGCGATGAACGGGGAACAGAACGTGGCTTGCGCGTCGCCCTCGCCGGCCAGGATACCCTCGGCGCGCATAGATACCGGCACGTCCACGGGTTTGCGGCCAAGCAGGAAATCCACGTGCAGAGCCAGCGCGGCTTGCTGGATGCGCGCAACGTTTTTCCAGTCGGCAAGGTCGTTCAGGTCGAAGGGTGTGCCGTCCGGCAGGGTCGCGCGCACGAACGGGGCCAACGCTTCCAGCGCGTCGGCGCCCATGGCGGCCAGGTCGGCTTGGTGGCGCAGCGCGAGCCCGGCCACGCCGCCGGCCGGGTCGCCGTCCCACGACGCAATCAGGCGGCGCGCGTGCCGGTCGGCCTGCAGCGCGGGCAACTCGGTCAAGACGATCTGGCGGCCCGTGTCGCGGCCGGCCAAATGCAGCGTGCGGGCCTTCAGCATTAGATTACGCCCAGCAGCATGCCAGCGTCGTAGCATTTCCGTCCGTAAGCGCCCATCTGGTTGGCAGTGAATCCGTACACAGCGTCCCCGTAGTCAGGATCGCCGCCAAGCATCGGCGCATCCGGCAACTCCGGAAGCGGCTGCGCTAGCTCGGCCGCACGGTCGGCAACGCTCTGCGCATATGCCGTCATCTGCTCAGGCGTCATTTCGCAGGACTGCCCCTCTTCCGGCTGCAGGGCGCGCTGGGATGCCTCCAGATCAGCATATGCTTGACGCAACTTGTCCAGGCTATCGGTTGCGGCCCGGATGAACTCCAGCAAATGCGATTCGAACTTGACGCTGAAGTGTTCCATACCGCCTTCACCGCACGAGATACCAAACCGTGTCATGGCCCCGCGCAGGCGTTCCAGTGTGTACACGGTCACATCCATCGGAGTTTGCGGCTGCAGGGCGCGCTCTGCTAGGGCGATCAGATCGGCAGCGTCTACCAGCATGCGGTAACCGTCAGGCGTGGCAGAAGCCTGGCGCAACAGATCGGCCATTCGGTCTCGTGTCATGGTCATTTTGGGCTCCTTGTCGTAAGTGGTAACGTCACTATAATCTAAACGATACGTAAATGCAAGCGGCGAAAAGAAGCCCGGCGCGATTTGCATCGGGCCGGGCAAAGCGTCGGGCGTCCCGCGCGCCGACCCCACTCACAACAGGAAGCTGCGTCCAGTATCGGCGACGGTTGCAGCTAAGTCAAGGCTCAGGTTGGTGGCGTGCCGTACAGCAGCAGGTAACGCGTACCAAACCCACTGGCTACAGGGTCGGTCGTGCCTTGCAGGTCTACAAACGTCAGCATCTGCGGCAGGCCAAGATAGCGATTTGGGTTGATGTCGGTACGGTCCAGGCAGAGCCGCCCAGCCGCCACCGGGACGCCGTCGTAGATGACATCGGCGAAAAGCCCGTAATCGGTCGTGGTCAGCGTGATCTGCGCGAACGCGCCGTCCAGCTGCGCGCCGAACGTCTGGTTCGGCTCGGTGGACAGGGGGATTTGGACCCAAGTCAAAACAACACCTCACCGGCGTTGCCGCTGAAGTCGGCCACTGTCAGCGCACCCGAGACGTTGCGCGAACGCCCAGCCGTGAACGCGAAATTCGGGATGGCCTGCGCGCAACCGGGCACCTTCAACGCCTCGGTCGCGTAGGTGCTCTGCACGAGCGCCATGTTCGGGGCTTGGCCCAGGATCTGCTCGTACCGGATGCCCTGCCCGGCGTCGTAGTACACCTCGCCTCGCCAGGACAGGCAGCGTGTAGCCACGTCTTGCGCCAATCGCATGCCGGGTCCGGTCAGGTCGCCGGGCGTGGAGTCGCCCACGGTCGCCCAATTTCCGGCGACATCCACGGTCAAGTCCCAATCAGCGGTCAGTGTCAGCGTGTCCATGCCCGAATCGTAGCACAACGCACGGCAGACTGGTAAATGCGACAAACAGCTAAGAATCGCTTTAACGGAAGAGGAAGGTGCAACAACCTTCCCAGTAAACCGAAAAGGCCAATAAGTCCTTTCCGACTTCTTCCGGTTTCCTCTAAGTTCTAAAAACTCTTTACTAAAATAATTATAAATCTTCCGTTAATAGAAAATAAGATAAGAAAAAGAAGAGAAGAGAAAGAAGAGGATTTGAAGTTTCGCGCAATTGCATTTACGTTTAGCAAAGAGTTCGTTATCAGAAGCGCGAACGGAGGACGACACGGACGACGCAAAATGTCCTCCGTAATCTAGTATAATCTATATTAACAAATTGATAACTTCTCAATTTGTGAGAAATTTACACTTGTAAAGAAAATGCGAGTTTATAAAAAGTTTTAAACTATTCAACTATATGAAAGTTGAATGACAGTTGTATAAATCTTGATCAAATGAGGGTGTCCTCCGTACTTCTGCCGTATCTCCTCCGTACTTCCGTTAAATGGAATGTCAAGGGCTTGTCGGGTTTGACGTGCCGATAGTCGGTTTCTATCGCCAAGGGTTTGACAATTGCGTTACACTTTCCGGCATGGAAGCCCTGACACCTGTACACGCGTCGCTAGTTGCCGACCTGGTCGCCCTCATCAACGAGAATCTGGGCGCGCTTCTGGTCGTCAAGACGATCACATGCCCGGACTGCAAAGGCGCGGGCACGGTCGGCGGCGAGCCGCGCCAGGACGGTACGGTGTTTGATGACGGCACCCTCAGCACGTGCGCGACGTGCGGCGGCGTAGGCGCCATCGAGCACTACACGCTAGATCAGGCCAAGCTGCAGGCTCCGCGCTACGGCCGGCTGATCGAAGGCTTCGAGTTCAAGCAGGGCCAGTACGTGCCCAAATTCCGCAGCAAGGACCGCTCGTTCGCCATGCTGGTCAAGCTGCTGGGCTTCGACAAGGCCGTGGTGGAGATCGCTAACGCCGCGCCGCTTGCACAAACCCTGTCGCAAGAGCAGCGCGAGCAGTACGTGGAGCAGCTGAAGGAGTTGGCCGCAATGGGCTTGCTGGACGGCACGAAATGAGCGACATCGACCCCGTTGATTTTCTGGTCCAATCCGCCCGCACGAACTTTGCGGCATTCGTTTCGGCCGTGCATCGTCCACGTTTCAAGCATTCGGCGTTTTCCGCTGCGGTGTGCCGCGCAGTGGACGTATTTGTCGAAGACATGATTGCAGGCAAGTGCCCGATTTTGATGCTGACGTGTGCGCCACAGCACGGCAAGTCGTCGCTCATTTCGCGTTGCGTGGGCCCGTATATCGCGGGCCGATTGCAGCCGATCATCGGCGCCGTGCGCGTAGCCAACGCCACGTATGCGGCCACGCTGGCCAAGCGCAATTTGAGGGATGCAAAGTCCATCATGGGCGAGCCCATTTACCGCGCCATTTTCCCCGAAATGTCGCTAGTGGGGTTCAAAGGGCGCGACATGGCCGACGAGTTCGACATGCCGCACGGCGGCGGTTTCCGGGGAGTTGGCGTCGGCGGCGGCCTCACCGGCTTCAGCCTTAATCTCGCTACCATCGATGACGCGACCAAGGACGCGCAAGAGGCGCTGTCCGCTGTCGTGCAGGATGGCTTGGAAGCTTGGTACGAGTCCGTCGTGATGACTCGCTTGCAGGCGATCTCGGGCACGATCATTATTGGCACGCCCTGGTCTGCCAATGACATCTTGGCGCGCATCCGTCGCAAGATGGACGGCGACCCGCGTTTTACTCGACTGTCTTTCCCCGCGCTGAACTACCCGGACCAGATCGGCTACGACCCCGAAATGCCCGAAGGCCCGCTGGTTCCGCACTTGCACAGCGAAGAAAAGCTGCGCGAAATGAAGAAACACATGTCGGAGTTCTGGTGGTCGGCCATGTATCAGCAAGTGCCGCTGGCCGAATTTGGCGCGATCTTCAAGCGCGCGAATGTTCAGTATTACCGGCGCAGTGAGTTGCCGTCCGTCTTCGCACGGGAGATCATCACTGTGGACGCTACGTTCAAAGATGGCGACGCTTCGGACTACGTGGCCGCCGGCGTATGGGGCAAAACGCAAGACCCTGGTATGGCGCGAGTTTGGCTCAAAGACTTCCGCCGCTCAAAGCTTGCGTTTATGGCTACTGCGCAAGCGATTGCAGAATTGCGCAAGAAGCACCCGCGTGTCTCGCGCACCTACATCGAAGAGGCCGCTAACGGAGCGGCACTAATCGATATGCTAAAGAAGCATTTCACGGGCATCGAAGGGGTGCCGCCGATGGGCTCAAAAGAGGCCCGCGCGCACGCCGTATCCTGGGTATGGGAAGGCAACTGCGTGATGCTGCCGCACCCCGACGAGGCCCCCGGCATCCTGCAGTGGGTGCAGGAAATCACGTCGTTCCCTGACACGACAACCGGCCATGACGATACTGTAGACTGTATGACGCTGGCACTCCAACAGCTGTGCGTGCGTGATACCATTGCGTCACTGATTAATCAAGAAATTCTCGCAAAGATGCGATAGGACACGATATGACCCGACGCAAACCCATCCGCCGCCAGTCCGTGCAGGCACCTGCCCAGGCGGACAAGCCGCTGCCCGCGCCGTTCTCGCACCTGACGGCCGAACAGCGCCGCTCCATCGCGTTGCAGCTGGCCGCCGAGTTGACCGCAGAGCCCGTGTCGCCGTCAATGCGCCGCGCCGAGAAGTATGAAACCGACGTGGATAACTACTCGACCGCCGAGCGCAAGGCGGCCGAGCATGCCATGGACTTCAATGGCACGTCGATGAATGCCCTGACGTTCATCACGCGCACGGGCTTCCCGGGCTTCCCGACCCTGTCGCTGCTGACTCAGCTGACCGAGTACCGGACCATGCACGAAACCCTGGCCGATGAATGCATTCGCAAGTGGGGCCACGTCAAGGCGTCGGACTCCACGCCGCCCGAAGTGCTGGAAAAGATCGAATCCGAGATCAAGCGCATCGACATGAAATCCGTTGTGCGCCAGCTGGTGATTCACGATCAGGCATTCGGCGGCGGCCATGCCTATTTCAAGCTGCGCGGCGACGACAAGCACCGCGACACGCCGCTGGTGCTGCGCCCCGGTACGGTCCGTCAAGGGTCGTTCGAAGCCGTGCGCGTGGTGGAACCGTACTGGGTGACACCGAACAACTACAATTCGATTGACCCAACGGCCGCTGACTTCTACAAGCCCTCGACTTGGTGGATGCTGGGCACTGAAGTGCATGCGACGCGCCTGCAAACCATGATCAGCCGGCCCGTGCCGGACATGCTGAAGCCGACGTATTCGTTCCGTGGCATCAGCCTGACCCAGTTGGCCATGCCCTACGTGGACAACTGGCTGCGCACCCAGCAATCGGTCAGCGATACCGTAAAGCAATTCTCCATCACCGGCGTGAAAACCGACCTGCAGCAGTACCTGCAGCCCGGTGGCGCGACCGACCTGGTCAACCGGGCGGCGCTGTTCAACCAGATGCGCGATAACCGCAATATCGCGTTTCTGGACTTCAACACCGAAGAATTCTTCCAGATCAACACGCCGCTTTCCGGCCTGTCAGACCTGCAGGCGCAGGCGCAGGAACAGCAGTGCGCCGTGTCAGGTCAGCCACTGGTCAAAGCGTTCGGCATCACCCCGTCGGGTTTGAACGCGACCAGCGACGGCGAGATCCGCGTCTGGTACGACCGCGTGGCGGGCTATCAGTCGCGCACCATTACGCCCATCATGGACACCGCGCTGCGCCTGATCCAGCTGTCGCTGTTCGGCGAAATTGACGAGTCAATTTTCTGGGAATGGGAAAAGCTGCACGAGTTGACCGCGCTGGAAGACGCCGACCGCCAGTACAAAGAGGCGCAAACCGACCAAATCTACACCGAAATGCAGACCGTCACGCCGCAGCAGGTAGCCAAGCGCCTGAACAACGATTCGACCAGCATGTATTCGGGCACGCTGCAATCCGACGACATCGAAGATGTTGCCGACGACGATATCGCCGGCATCACCGAGAAGCTTATGGACATCGGCAAGGACGACGCCGGCATGCCGTTGATGCCTGCCGCACCCGATCCGCTGATGGACGCTATCAACGCGGTGCAGGTGGCCGGCGCGCCCGAAATGGTGCCCGGCAACTCGCCGGCAGGTGCGCAGGTCGAAGTGCCGCAAGGCGCAGCGCCCGACGTGTCCGGCATTACCGCAAACCCGCCTGACACGAACGAGAAGCTGGTATGACCGAACTGCGCGCGCCCGGCAAACGCGACATCGAACTCGGCGCGGTGATGCCGAATCACCAAGTCGAATTGTGGTATCGCGGGCAGTTATCGAAGGCGGTGGCCAACATGACGGCCTCCTATGAGCATTGGCTTGCCCGGCGGTTCACGAAGGCCGTGGAGGCCAACGTGGACGCCGGGCGGCTGCCGGATGTCGCTATGGACGCGTCGCCATTCGAAGAGGCCAAGAAGCTGCAGGACGAACTGCGGCGCCTCGAAAAGTACTGGGCCGACTACTTCGTAAAGTTCGCTCAAAAGTTGGCCACGCAGGCGGCCGAACGCTGGTACGACTCCAACGTCGCGGCCTGGCGCTCCAAGCTGGGCCGTGCGGGGTTCGACATCAAAATGCAGTTGTCGCCCGCGCAAAAGCTCATCCTGCAAGCCAAAGTGCCGGAAAACGTCGCGCTCATCAAGTCTATTCAGCAGGACTACCACAAGGACATTCAGGGGATTGTGACGCGCAATTTCCTAGCCGGCCGCGACTTGGCGCCGATGGCCGAGCAGATCAAGGCGCGCGGCGGCGTGTCCACCCGGCGCGCGGCGCTGATCGCTCGCGACCAGTCCAACAAGGCAACCGCGCAAATGAACAGCGCGCGCCAGCGCGAGTTGGGCATTCAGTGGGCGTTGTGGAAACATTCGTCGGCAGGGAAAGAGCCACGTGTGGAGCACCAGCGCGCGGCGCGTGAGGATTGGTATTACGACGTGAATGTGGGTATCGACTTTGGTGATTCTTTTGGGCAAGTTTTACCCGGCGAGGCCATCAACTGTCGATGCACGGGCAAGTCGATCATCCCCGCCATCGGCCGCATGCCGAAAGGGTTTGACCCGGACAAGCTGGAGCCTGTGCCGGGTTTTCCTGGTGCGTTCAGGCTGAAGCTATAGCCTCGGCCATCACTTCGACGAAGAGCGCCGCTTGCTCGGCATTGATTGCATTGCCATAACCGCGCAGTCGTCCCACTCGGGCGGGTACCCCATGAGCCAGCGGGAATGTGCCGGGTTCAACTGGCCGCCACTTTCCATCCCGGCAGAGGAGCCAATCAGCATCTCGCCAGAAGCCGTTAGTCTGGCCGGGGTGTTCGACCAAGACAGAGGTGCCCTTGGGCCGTTCGTCGTCTCGCGCATGCCAAGCGCCACATCCACCTTCCGGGTGTAATCGCTGCTGCCCGACTCGTTGTAATTGGCTTTCGCTGGCGCTAGAGTCTGAGGAGTCGGCCAGCCCGCAAGAGCAAATGCCTGTTCCGAGAGCGGCTTGCCGCGCGTCTGTTCCAGGCGTTCCGCAAGGAATTCCTCGCTGGCACTTGCACTGTGCCAATCCCTCGCTGCCGGTGTGGCCCAGCCTGCAAACGTTGCCGCATGATTCAAGCTGACCGCCACCTTGCGCCCGTCCGGCGTCTTGCCCGTTGCGCTCAATCCCTCGAACGACTGTGAGCCCATCGAATTTCCTACCGTTGGCGTAGGCCCTCCAGTACGTGCGGTCTCGGATGTGCGGAGCACCGACGCTCGCAGACGGGAACGCAACCGCCCCGAAGGCATAGCCCATGGCTTCCAGGTCATCTTGTACAAGGTCGAGCCAAGGATCTGCGTCCTTGCTCGCAACTTGCTCTCCAGCGATGACTGCAGGGCGGCACTGTTCGATGAGGTGGAAGAAGGACGGCCAAAGGTGCCGCTCGTCAGCAAACCCAGCGCCTTGACCTGCCGTGCTGAAAGGTTGGCAAGGGCAGCTGCCGGTCCAGATTGGCCGATCGTCGGGCCATCCTGCGCGGCGCAGGGCGAGAGACCATCCGCCGATCCCGGCGAAGAAATGGCACTGCGTGAATCCGGTGAGTTCGTCGGGTCGTACATCCTCAATGCTCCTTGTGTCTACAATGCCGTCTGCAATCAGGCGGGCCTTGATGAGTTCGCGCAGCCAGGCCGCAGCGAACGGGTCAATCTCGTTGTAATAGGCTGTCATGGCCCTTTCCTTAACGTTTTGTAAGCCAAATCTTAGCACAGCCCGCGCTGGCCGTGCAATTGACTTTCGCTATCGCCCTGCGCGTTTTGATTGCACATTGCAACACCTCGCGTTAATATCTTGTGAAACTTGACCAGCCGAGCTATGCCCGACGCACTTTTCGCCTTTGACCGCCAAACCGCACGCAGCCGCGACGCTGATGGCCGCATGCGCGTGCGCAACTGCGTTTTGAGTGTGGCCGAAGTCAACCCGTATTACGGCAAGGAAATCCCCGGCGCCGATTCGCTGGGTTTGAAGCCCGACGAAGTGTACGAAATGTACCGCGACGCGGACGAATTGCAGAAGGGCGCGGCGTCGTTCGAAGGTCTGCCGCTGATGATCAAGCACGTCGCGCAGACCGCCGAAGAGCCCCGCAAGGAGTACATCGGCGGATCGGTCCACAACGTCACGTTCGACGGCAAGAACCTGCGCGGCGACCTGCTGGTGTGGGACGGCGAGGCCATCGACCTGATCGAATCCGATACGCTGTCCGACCTGTCTTGCTCGTACCGCTACAAGCCGGTCATGCGGGCCGGTGAGGCGAAGGGAAAGAAGCATGACGGCGTGATGACCGAGATCCAAGGGAATCACGTTGCACTGGTTGACGACGGGCGCGCCTCCGGTGCGCACGTTGCCGACGCGGCCTTGCGTGTGCCGCAAAAGTCCGATCCATCAACACAAGGAGCGAAGGCGATGCCTCTCGAAAACCAACCTGGCGCGGCTGCGCCTGAAGCAACCCCCGCACCGGGCAGCCCGGCCGGTGAACAAAACGAGCAGGCGAACATGGCCATGATCGGCCAGGCGCTCAAGCAAATCGGCATCGTCCTGCAGGACATCCACGCGGCCGTCAAGGGCGGCGTGAACGCGCCCGCACCGGCTACCGCTCCTGGCGCTGCCGACACCGAGCCGCCTGCCGCACCGCAAGCCGAAGGCACCGAACTCGACAAGGTCGAAGAGCAGCCCGGCGGCGCGAAAGACATGGAACTCGAAAAGCCCTACAAGGAACCGGGCGGCGCGGCCGACTCCGAACTGCAGGGCAACGAGTCCGGCGTGAAGGAAGACCCGCCCGCACCCGAGCAGTCCGGCACCCCGTCGCGCGGCGAAGCCGAGAAGCCCGAAGTCGTGAACGGCGCGATGGACGCCAAGAGCGTGAACCGGGCCGTCGAAGCCGCCCTGAAGGTGGAACGCGCCCGCGTGGAAGCTCTGTCGCGCGCCAAGGAAGACGTGCGCTATGTGCTGGGCGGTGATCTGGCCTTCGACAGCGCCGCCGACGTCTACCGCGCCGCGCTGGTGCAGTCCGGCGTTGCCGAGTCCGACATCCCCAAGGGCAGCGAAAAGGCCGCTTGGCAAGGTTTCAGTAACGCATCGGCCCGCGCCCGTGGCGCCGCGCCTGCCGCACTGGTGGAACTGGCCAACGACAGCGCGCTGAAGAACGAGACGCAGTCCAAGCTGTCGGCGTTGACCAGCAAGATCCGCGTTCAGGGCTGATGCCTGGCGCACAATCCCTGACGAACTAGGAGAATTTCATGTTCCAGAATCAAGTCTATATCAACCCGGCAGAAGCGATCCCTGGCGATTTCGCGTCCAGCAACCCGATGCGCTACCAGCTGACCAGCACCGGCCGCATGGTGGCCGATGCCAACGGCGTCAAGATCGGCAAGTTCGCCTCGCTGAACTCCGACGGCACCGTGTCGTCCACACTGGCCAGCGCGCCGCAAGCTTCGCGCGTCGGCTTCGTGCATCGCGAGTTCAACGGCCAGATCGTGACCTTCCTGGCCGAGTCCGGCATGACCATCCAGCCCGGTGAACCCGTCTCGCTGTTCGACAATGGCGACTTCTGGGTCTACGTGGATGCGATCACCGGCACCCCGGTGCGTGGCGCTGCGATCTACTGGGACGTGCTGACCGGCAACACCATCGTCGGCGCGCCCGGTTCGCCGCCGGCCACCACCATCGACACCGGTTACTACCTGATCTCGGAAACCGCCGCTGTCGGCAACGTCGTCATCATTTCCGCGTCCGTCGGCGCGTAATTCAACTCTGCGAGGCCGGGGCGACCTGGCCGACCTTTACACTTAGGAGATTTTCATGCGTGACTCGCAACTCATCGCACAGTTGAACCGCGCCGGCGTGGTCCTGCCGAACACTGTGCAAAACGTCTCGACCCCGGCCGCGCAGTACGCGATGGACGCGGCGAGTCTGGCACCGACCCAGATCGGCACCACCAACGGCGCGATCCCGTCGTACCTGACCACCTATGTGGATCCGAAGGTCATCGAGACCATCGTGGCCCCGATGGCGGCCGCTACCCTGGTGGGTGAGACCAAGAAGGGCGACTGGACCACTCTGGTTGCAGCGTTCATCCAAGCCGAGCCGACCACCAAGGTTGCGACCTATGGTGACTACTCGTCCGAAGGTTCGTCCGGCACCAACGTGAACTACCCGCAACGCCAGTCCTACTTCTTCCAGACCTGGACCCGTTGGGGCGAGCGTGAACTGGAGATGGCCGGCGCTGGTCGCATCGACCTGGCTTCCCAGCTGAACTACGCTTCCGCGCTGGGTATCGCCAAGTTCCTGAACGCCTCCTATCTTTACGGCATCACCGGACTGCAGAACTACGGCCTGACCAACGACCCGCGCCTGCCGGCCGCCTCGACCGCTTCGCAGAACTGGGCGACCAGCACCCCGGAAGTCATTTTCAACGCGATCATCGCCGACCTGTGGAAGCCGCTGATCAACCAGTCGCAAGGCGTGATCACCGAGCGCGATGACCTGGCGCTGGGCCTGCCGCCGTCGGCCGTCACTGACCTGAACCGCGTCAACTCGTTCGGTCTGTCGGCCATGAAGCTGCTGAAGGAAGTGTGGCCGAACCTCGAACTGGTGCAAGTGCCAGAATACGACACCGCGTCGGGCCGCCTGGTGCAGCTGTGGTGCCGCAAGGTCGAGGGCCAGGTGACCGCTGAATGTGCCTTCACCGAGAAGATGCGTGCGCACGCGGTCGAACGCTATTCCAGCTATTTCCGCCAGAAGAAGTCGGCGGGTACTTGGGGTGCCGTGATCTACCGTCCTTTCGCCATGAGCCAAACCCTCGGGGTTTGAAATTAACCGCGACGTAACGCCAAACGGCCCGCTTACTCGGGCCGTTTTTTTTTACTCGGCCGGGTTGGTCGGCGCGGCCGGTGATGCTTCGATGATGGCCTGCAGAATCGGCTTCCAAATCTTCCACCATTCCAGCGCACCGGTATCCATGCGGCTGATTGCTTCGTCGCTGAAACCCCACCAGAGCGAGATTTCGTGCCGCTGGCAGCCGATTTGCATTTCCGTCGCGGTGTAGGCCACCGAGTAACGCTCCACCTGCAATGACTTGATCTCTTCGCGGTTGCCTACCGCTGCGGCCAGGTTGGCACCGGCCAGGTAGGCACCGGCCAGGTTGGCACCGGCCAAGTCGGCACGAGCCAAGTCGGCACGAGCCAGGTTGGCACCGGCCAGGTAGGCACCGGCCAGGTTGGCACCGGCCAAGTCGGCACCGGCCAGGTTGGCACCGGCCAGGTTGGCACCGGCCAGGTTGGCACGAGCCAAGTCGGCACGAGCCAGGTTGGCACCGGCTAGGTTGGCACCGGCCAGGTAGGCACCGGCCAGGTAGGCACCGGCCAGGTAGGCACCGGCCAGGTTGGCACGAGCCAGGTTGGCACCGTCCAGGTTGGCACCGGCCAGGTTGGCACGAGCCAAGTCGGCACGAGCCAGGTTGGCACGAGCCAGGTTGGCACCGGCCAGGTTGGCGGCGCTTACCGTTTTTGCGATGGTATTTTCTTCCTCTTCGTGCGTGAACAACACGCTGCCGGTGTACCGATCCTTGATTTCGATTTTCATGCATTGCTCCTATCAGTGAGTGAGCCTTAACTTTAAGCTTTTCTAAACGTAATGTCAAGCACGAAACGCACTAGCTGACAAACCCGAAAGAAACCGCTAAACTGAAGCTTTACACGTTCATCCTGATCAACTCACCGGGGACCCACTCATGGCCACCAAACAAATCAAACGTTCCGCAGACATCGTCACCGTCGCCTGCCGCATCCCGCAGGGCCTTACCGTCAAGCTGCCCTCGGGCAAAGAAGTGTTCCTGCACGGCGCGGCGTCCAACTACGCGATTGCCGGCCACGGCATGACGCAGGTCAAGCGCGCACTGTGGGACGAAATCGTCGACCACTACAAGGACCATCCTGGCGCCAAGTGGCTGCACAACGAATCGGTGTTCGTCTCGGGCGACCGCGACAGCGCCGAAGATCAGGCCGAGGACCGCAAGAACCTCGATGTGGGCTACAATTCCATTGATCCCAACAAGCCCGGCCAGAAGGCCCGCACCGGCGTCACCATCCAGGTCGAAGGCCAGCCCGATCCGGGCGAGGGCGCGTAACGCCACCAGCAAGGACAGTCCATCATGGCAATCGTCACGTTTGATCCCGCAGCATTCAAAGTCGCCTATCCGGAATTCGCCGGGGCGACCGATGCGCGCTGTCAGGCGCAGTTCGACATCGCGCAATATACGCTGCTGGACAACACCGACAATTCGCCCGTGATGGATGTCAATTTCCGTTCGACATTGTTCAACCTGATCGTGGCGCACCTGCTGCTCCTGCTGGGCACCGCACCGGCCGTGCGGCCCGACGGCACCGTGGACAACACGCCGCCAGGCCGGATCAATTCGGCCACTGAGGGCACCGTGTCCGTGTCCAGCGAGTACAACGCAGGCACGCAGGCAAGCGCCTCCATGGCGTATTGGACGCAGACCAAGTACGGCGCGCAGTTCTGGGCCGCTACCGCGCGCTTCCGCTCGTTCATCTACGCGCCGAACGGCGGGTCCGGCATCGGCTACTCGAAAGCCTACGGCATCCCGCCGTACAACATTCCGGGCGGCGTATGAGCGTATCGCGGCGCGGCCTGGATCGGGCCATCTTCAAGAAATATTCGAATGTCGCGGTCAAGGCGGGCGTGCTGAAAAGCGCCACCTATCCCGCCGACATGCTGACCGACGCGCGCACGGGTGAGGAAGTCCCCGACAACCGCGCCGGCATGAAGGTAGCCACGATCGCCTACGCGCTACACTACGGCTACGGTCAGCATCATCCGCGCCCGTTCATCGCCCAGGCCGTCGCCAAGCACCAAAAGGAATGGGCCAAGGCGGTCGTGACGCTGGCGGCAAAGGGCATGGAGCCCGAAATGGCCGTTGCCACCGTCGGCCAGATCATGAAAGAGGACATCCAGGAAGCCATCCGCGAATGGCCGGCGGACAACTCGGCAAGCTGGGCGGGGTTCAAAGGGTTCAACCATGGCCTAATCCTGACGGGCCACCTGCAGAACTCGATCGAGTCGGAAATGGTGAAGGACGGCGAGCAATGAGTTTCAATTTACATGGGCGCGTGCGCGGCACCATCCAGCAAGTCAACCCGGACACGCCCGGCACGGTCTACATTTCGACCGGCAACACGAACGTGCGCGGCATCCTGACGCCGACCTTCACGCCGGTGACCGCCTTGCTGCAAGTCCAGGCGCAGAAGCACAACCCGATTCGCCACGAAGTCAATCTGCAATGGTCCAATAGCTTCCTGACCATCTACGCCTATGGCAACTTCTCGGATCTGGAACGCCCTGACAACAATGGCGGTGACGTGGTGACATTCCAACGTACGCAAGACAAAGGGCCGCAGTGGTACTACATTTCAACCGTGTTGGAGTGGTGGCCCGGCTGGTGCTGCTTTGAAGTCACGCGCCAGCTGAACGCGACGGATATCAACAACCTGCTCGCCCAGGTCAAGAATGGAGCGAATCCATGAGCGCCGTCATTTCCGTCACTGAAGATCAGGCATTCGACGCGATATGGCAAACCGTCACGCAGTTCCTCGACGCGGCCGACTCGCGGTACGTCTTTAAGGGCTTCCAGAACATGACGGCGACGCCGGCCGGCGTGTCGTACATCGTGATTTCGCCAGGCATTCGCGTTGCGCAAGACCAGATGCGGCGCGCCTACGACATCGCCAACGGCCTGCAGATCGTGCAGAAACACCGCACGTACTACTATCAGGTCGATTGTTTCGGCCCGAAAGGGCCGGACTGGGCTGACATGCTATCAGCGGCCTGGCACTCGCCTTGGGTGGCCGACTACGCGCAGGCCAACAACCTGCCATTCGCGCCGCTGTACGCCGACGACGCCCAGCAGCTAAACATCGTCAACAGCGAAAGCATGTACGAGCAGCGGTTCATGACCAAGCTGTACGTGCAGATCAATCAAGCCGTGTCGCTGCCGCAGGACTTCTTCAGCGGGCCCGGCGCCATCACCATCGAGCCGCCCGCCGACGACCTTCCGGTTTGATTGCGCACCTGTGCAGGCGAATGCTATCATCTAGCGGTCTTTGATAGTATTTCGCGCACCTGCGCGCAAACCCAACGGAAGGAAGCGGTATGTCCACCATCCCCCTGAAACAGATTGTCTCGATCGTCAAGGGCGTCGTGAGCGGCGGTGGCGCCGCTTCCGCGCTGTCCGGGCTGATCCTGACGCAAGACGCATCGATTCCGGCCGGCCAGGTCGCGCAGTTCTACGACGCGCCCAGCGTGTCCACCTGGTTTGGCCCATCTTCGCCTGAAGCGCAAGCGGCCAGCGTGTATTTCCCTGGCATTGTCAACGGCGGCCAGCTGCCCTTCGTGCTGAAGTTCGCGCAATACGCGCTGACCGCCCAAGCGGCCACCGTGTTCGGCGCTCAACTCGGCTCGCTCACCCTGGCAACGCTCAAGACCTTCACCGGCACGCTGATTGTCACCACGACCGCGCAGTTCACGTCCAGCACCATCAACCTGTCGGCGGCCACTGACTTCGCCAATGCGGCCAGCATCATGACCGCGGCCTTCACCACGCCCAACTTCGCGATTACCTACGACGCGACCCGTGGGCGCTTCCTGTTGAAGACCACGGCCACCGGTGCCACCGCGACCGTCTCGGCCGTTACCGGCACGCTGGCCACCAACGTTGGCCTGTCGGCAGCCGCTGGCGCGCAAACCCAGAACGGCGTGGATGCGGACACCCCGTCGTCGGCCATGTCGCGCGTGGTGACCCTCGACACCAATTGGGGCCTGTTCACCACTGCATGGGCCGCCGTGCTGGCTGACCGCCAAGCGTTCGCCGTGTGGAACGGCACGCAAAACTCCGACTTCCTGTACGTGTCGTATGACATGGAGCCGGCCAGCATCGTCGCCAACAACGCGGCGTCGTTCGGCGCCATCGCGTTCGCGACGCCCTATCAGGGCACCATGCCGGTCTATGGCGACCTCGGCGACGCTTCGCTCGTGCTGGCTTGGGCTGCCTCGGTGAACTTCAACGTGACCAACGGCCGCGCGACTGCCGCGTTCCGTCAATCCGCTGCAGGCATCACCCCGAAGGTGACCGACCTGGCCACCGCCAACGCCCTGCTGTCGAATAATTACAGCTACTACGGCGCGTACGCCAACGCGGCCAACACCTATTCCATCCTGTACGACGGCGGCGTGTCGGGTCAATACCTGTGGTCGGATACCTACATCGACCAGATCTACCTGAACCGCGAACTGCAGCGCTCGCAGTTTGAAGGCATGCTGGCCTACAACTCGCTGCCGTACAACAACGATGGTTATGAACTGCTGTACGCCTCGGGTTTGCCCGTACTGCAAGCCGCCCTGGCGTCTGGCATCATTCGTACCGGCGTCACGTTGTCGGCCGCGCAGATCGCCCAGATCAACCAACAGGCCGGCAAAGATATCGCCAGTACGCTGCAAACCCAAGGGTTCTATTACCTGATCGGCGACCCCGCAAACCCTGCACAAGCGCGGCAAAACCGCACCACGCCGGGCGCGCAGCTTTGGTACGCAGACGGGGGCAGCATTCAATCCCTGACCATCCAATCCCGCGCCGTCATCTAAGGAGAAACGAATGGCTGCCACCCTCACGACGGCTAACGCCGTCATCACCGCCCAAATCGAAGCCTTGTATCCGCAGGCGCAACGGATGGAAGGTTTCGCTGCGGACGATGTCTACGGCTTTGCGGAAGTCGAAAACGGCGAGTATTCCATGGGCATCGACGGGAAGTTGTCCGCAGGTTTCGTGTTCAACGAAGTACCTTTCACGATGACGTTCCAAGCGGACAGCCCGTCCCTTGTCATCTTCGAGAACGTTTGGAACTATGAGCAGGCCAACCGCACGAAGCTGGAACAACAGTGGACCATCGTGCTGCCGTCGCTGGGCCGCCGATACAACCTCCCCACGGGGTTCATGCGCACCTACAAGGCGCCGGACGCAAAAAAAATCCTGCAGCCCGGCGTGGTGCAGTTGATCTTCAGCCGCGTGCTGCCTGGCCCGAACTGATGGACAAAGGCCCGGCATTGCCGGGCCTTTCGTAACGTAGGAGGGAATCATGCCCCTGATCCAAAGCAAAAGCGACAAGGCGCGCTCGGAAAACATCGCCACTGAAATCAAGGCCGGGAAAGACCCGAAGCAGGCAGCCGCCATCGCATACAGCGTGCAGCGGGCAAACGACGCCGACCCGATCCGCATGGCGTTTGACGCTCTGGACAAGCTGGCCTGCGACTGCGTGGCTGTGAAGTAGGGTCAACGGTAGTACGTGATACCATCGTTGCAGGTGTAGCCGGTCTTGTCAGGCGTAGAGCCGACACCGACAGTCACTCGGCCATTCGGCGACACGCCGAACGTGTTGAAAGTATCGCCGCGCACGCGTGCCGTCACTTTGCAATCGTGCGTCCGCGCAAACTCTCGCCAGGCGCGCGCATCTGCGACGCACGCCCACACTGCCAGCGCAATGACGGCGATGATCGTGGCAAAAATGCCGACGCAAAACAACAGCATTTCTTTGTCAAGCCGGCTCATCTCGTTCTCCTTCGTGTTTGCGTTGTCGATGTATGTATATTAATCGCACCTAAACGCAATGTCAATCACTTTTCGCGCTAAACGCAAAGCCCGGCATCGCCGGGCTTTGCGTTTAGCGTGCGACGCCAGGCTTGAACGGCAGCGCCCACTCAAATTTGTCATTGCGCAACGGCATGACGATACTGAACGCGGTAGAATCTTCACCGACTACCACCGACGCAAACTCGTAATCGTAACGCGCCACGTTCGCTTTGCTTTGTCCGCACCACAAGCGCAGCGCGGTCTGCGCATCGGCCAGCAAATCGTAGTCAAAGTTGCGTCCGGCCACCTGCTCGGTCTGCGGGGGCACGACGCGCCGCCAGTCCGGGAACACGCCCTCGCAAGGGTCGAACAGGGTAGCGCCAAGCTGCCAGCGGTCGCCGTTCGGTGCCAACACGACCGATCCTGTCTTGGGTGCGCCTTTTAGCACTTCCACGGGGAATGGTCAGGCGCGAGAACGTCGGGGCGTCCGTTGCCGCACCGGGCAGCACGCCGACGAACATCCGCGTGCCGTCCGTGCTGATGATATGCAGATCGCCGGCTTGCGTTGCCTCCAGGTGGACGCCGCGCAGGTAATAGCGGATATCCTTGACGGCGGCGTGAGTCAGTGCAGCGCGCAGTTTGTTGTTCGGGATTGTCAACATGGATTTAGCTCCTATCAGTGAGTGAGCCCTAATCTTAATCGTTTCTAACTGTACTGTCAACATAAAGCCCGGCAACGCCGGGCTTTATTTACGCTTCATAGAACCGCACTTTTGCTACGTTGCCGTGCGGATCATATTTCCAGGCCAACAAATCAAAGTCCAGACCCTTATGATCGGCGTGCGCGGTGATGATTTGCAGACTTTCGGACAGTGGTCGGACGTGTTTGAAATACCACACGCAAGGGTCGTCCGTCTCGCCAATCTCAAAGTCGTTGCGCATCATCTCAACGAAACAGTCCAGTTCAATCATGACGATTACTCGGAGGGGTGCGCTTCGTTGAACACTTCCATCGCGGCCATGTGGGTCGTGCGCTGCTCGTCGGTATAGCTAATGATGTCATCGGGCAGGCCGGCGTCACGCTGCACCTGATGATAGGCCGGCAGCAGGTGGCGAGCAATGAACATGCGCGCAGCGGTCAGGTGCTTGGCCGGGTCCACGACGCCCAGGGCGGCGACACGCTCGGCCAGCTTGGCCGGGTCGATTTGGCCCGCATGCTTGGCCGCATCGGCGGCGAACTCGGCTTTCTGCTCGGCGGTCGGCGACTGGATCGTCACGGGTGCGGGCTGTTCGGACTGTTGCGGTTGTGCAGCCCATTCTCCCTGGCGCGGGAACGGCCAAGCCTTGGGTGGCTGTTCGGCCATCGCGGCGTCCGGAGCTTTCGGCTTGCGGGTGCGCTTGGGCTTGTCGGCGGTCAGCACGGTAGTCTCAGGGGTATCGCCCGGAGGCGTCTGTACGTTGTCGATATCGCCAGGCTGATCGATGCCCAATTCTTTGCGCACGCTTGCCGCGAATTCGCTGCCGTCAATTTCCACCGCCAGTTTGCTGACGACAGTGGTCGGCAGTTCGGCGTTTGGGCCTTGCACCTGGCGCACGCCGCCAAACGCTTGCATCTGCATGTCCAGGAAGTCGAAGTATTCGGTCGCGCTGTCGAAAATGAGTTTCATCGGTTTGTCCTTTGTGAGTGGGTTGGTGAATCGGTCAGGCTGCCGCTTCGGCGGCCGCCTGCATGTTGCGCTTGATGGCCAGGCGCTCGCGATAGTGCGCCTCGTTGGTGCGCACTTGGGCGATCAGTTGCTGCATGCGCTCCACGCTGATTTTGCCGGTGTTGCGCTGGGTGTAGATCGCGCGCGGCGTGGTCTTCAGCAGGATGGCCGACTCGGCGATGCCGATGGCGTCGGTCAGGTCACGGATCGACAGGGTCTCCAGCGGCGCGGTCATGTAATCGGTTTGGGTGGACATTTGGACTCCTAAGTTGAATATGTCCTCAGTGTAAATGCGTTGTCAATCCGCGTCAAGTACATCAAAACGTCATTTCGCAACGACCGGGCCGTACACGAAGACGCGGCCGGGTTTGGGCGATGCGGCGATTGCACGGCGCCAGGCGCGACCGGCCGCGACCAAGGCCAGCAGGTCCTGGCGCATCGTCTCAAAACTGCCGACGCGCAGTTGGGCCAGCTTGACGTAATCGGTCAGCAGAGCGTCGCTGTCCACGCGGATGCCGCCCGGGTACGATTCGACCAGCCGCGCGTGCAGGTTGTCGCGGCGCTCGGCCACGGCCAGGTCGGCCAGTTCTTTGTGCAGGCGTGCCAAGGCGCGCTTGGCGTCGCGTAGTTCTTTGCGCGCTTGGTCTGCGTTAATTTGCCAAAGTTCGATGTCGCACCGAATGCTTTCAGCCTGCGCCGAGTTGGTCGGGCCGACGTTCATTCGACCACCCGATAGGCGATGATGCCGCCGCCTGTTTCTGTGTGCGCCCAGTCCCACGCTTTTGCCCATGCCATTACCGACGCCCCGCCTTTGCGAAAACGAACTTCCACGTCGGTTTCCGCCGAAACAGGGCATTCGCCGCCGTGCCATTCGATCCAGCCGTCTGCGTCGGCTTTGGGCCGCGCATCGTATTCTGCCGCAATTTCCCGGCAACGTTGCGCCTCTTCGGGACTCATCGGCGGCGTGATGTCCTCAGCAGGCGTGACCGTGACGAACTCGCCGGCCAGCGACAGCGCCGTGGCACCGCACGCCCACACGCCGGCGTTCTGCGCGTCGCCGTGCAGCACGCGGGCAATCGCGTCCAGCGCGACATTCACGGCCTGGCGCTGCACCACGTCCAACCCGGCCCAGCCGGGCGCCTGCTGCGCTACGCGTTCGAACGACTGCACGGTCACCGCATGCGCCGTGAATTCCTGCAAGGCTACGCTTTTGTCAGACATTTCTAAACTCCTTTTAAGTGATTTGTTTGCTTATTGTAGCGTAATCTTCGGGATTTGCAAACTTTCGCAACCAGTGCAGCACGCGCACGCGCGCCTCGACGTGGAAGTTGACCGCGAACACTGGCGGCGCGTCGTCGTAGAGCGATTCCAGCGCGTGCGTCAACACGGGCGTGCGCACGATGCTGTAGAAGCCCGGCAACGCGCCGTGCGACAGTACGATGCGGTCCTGTTCGTGCCAGCCGCGCGGCTCGGTCCCCAAATCCCATTGGAACTTTTCGACTTGCATTGCACCCTCCCCCAATCTTCATCAGTCTTTCATCCACAAGCGGTTAAAGTACCCAGATGCGTCCAACGGCAAACCCGGCGCCCAGCGCGGCACGACACGCATGCGCTCAATCAGCTGCTGCAGGCGCAGTTCGGCGCGCTCGGCCGGGACTTCCAGAATGACCTGGTCGTAAATGTGATGCACGATGGCCTCGGCGCGGTCAACGTCCAGCATGACTTCCCAAAAGTGATCGCGGGCCAAGCCCTGCGTCATGTTGTTGGACAGGATCTTGCGGTCCAGTGTCTCGATGTACCCCTCAGGCTTGTCGTAGATGGCCGTGGGCACCGACGCGCCAGCCTCCAGGTGCAGGCGCGCATTGTGGTAGCTGATCGCGCGGCCAGATGGCAAGACCATGCGCAGGGCCGGGCCGTCCTTGATGAACGAGACTTTGGAGCAGAAGCCGCGCCCAATCGGCACGTCCACTGGGCGACCGTGCTGCATCGGGTCCAGTGCGATCAGCACCGCATATTCCAGATTGGACCACCAGCGTTCAAGCTCAGGCTCACCCGCGCGGAAACTGAACACGATCTGGTCAACCTCTTCGGGCGGCAGATGCACGCCGTAATTCGCGGCCATACTGTTGAACGCCCCGGCACCCCCGCCGTACACCATGGCGAGCCGCGCAACTTTCGCTACCTGCCTTTGATGCTTGGTGACCTCTTCGTAAGGCACGCCAAACATGATCGATGCGGTGATCTTGTACAGGTCGCGGCCTTGTTCGTAAGCGACCATGCTCTTCTCATCGTCTGCCAACCATGGGGCCATACGGGCTTCAATTTGCGACAAGTCCGCATCGACCAGCACATGGTCGGGCCAGGTCGCGCAGTGCAGCGAGCGCTGTGAATCGGCCAGCGCAGCCAGCAACGGGCCGCGCTCGGGCGAGGACAGAAACGCGATGTCCTTGCGCTTGATGGCGTCGATCATCGCCTGGCATTCGTCGGCGTCCATTTCGCGGCGCGGACGGGCATAGTTCAAGGTTTGCGCACCACCGGCGCCGCGCGCCGTGGAGCGGCCCGACAGCGCGCCGTGATACATGGTGCTGTGCTGCAGCCGGCCGCCCACGTGCGCGCGCACAATGGCCGCCGACTTCTTCGGCGCGCGCGAGGCGTCCAGGCGCAGTTGCAGCACCTGGCGCAAGTCTTCCGGCAGGTCTGCGCGTGCTGCTACGGTCTTGAGCGTTTCGCGGCTGGCGTCGTCCAGTTCCTGATCAAAGTTGGTGGCGAATTCCTTGATCTTGGCCACTTCGGTGACCGCCAGAATGCCGCCCTTGGTCAGCAGCGTGATCTGGTAGTCCAGCTGGGCTTGCGCCAACTCCTTCAGTTCTTCCATGGCCTGCGCGGCCTGTACGTCGCAACCAAACCCGCGTTCGTTGATCCGCATGTCCAGTTCGAAGAATGCCTGTTCGCGCGGCGGCAGCGGCACGGTCGCGCTGATCAGGCCGATCATCGCGTCCGTGTCAGTAATAGCGTAGTCGTACATACGGGCGAACTCGGCCGGATGGGTTTGCGGCGTCCATTCGGGGTGCGCGGCGATCTGCAGCATGATCTTGCCGCCCTCGGTGTCCTTGCGGAGCGGCAGGCCCAACGCATCGCACGCGCCAGCCAGGGAGCCCGGCAGGCCGTTGTAGCGTGCGCGGGCGGCGCTGCAGCGTACCTGTTCAATGCGCACGCGCGGCAGATCGGGCACGAAGGCGCGCAGCACCTCATTCCAGATGTGGTAATCGAACGGCGCATGGTGCGCCCAGAAGTGCGCGCCGCGTTCGATTGCGTGGCCGATCTGCATCGGGAACGGCTTGCCGAATTCCCACAAGTCCGTGCTGCTCATGCCCGGCAGGCGGAATGTCAGACAGGTCGGGCGCGTGGTCGGGTCTGCCAAATAGCGGCCCAGGCCAGCCGCGCCCAGGTCGCATTTGCTGGCCGTTTCGAAGTCCAGCGCGACAGCGTTTTCTAATTCGTTCATGTTGTGGGTTCTTTAGCTTGTTTGTACGCGGATTCTACCCGTTCTTTAGCTATTTTGAAATAGTCGGGGTCGCGCTCGATGCCGACAAACGTGCGGCCGGATTGCGCGCAGGCGACGCCGGTTGTCCCGCTGCCCATGCAGTTGTCCAAGACGTTGTCGCCGGGGTTTGTGTAGGTGCGAATCAGGTATTCCATCAGGGCAACGGGCTTTTGCGTGGGGTGGACGGTTTTCCCTTCGCTGGGGATATGCAGGATTGAACGCGGGTAGTTCTCGAATTCCTGGATGGCGTCCTTATCCGACTTCCCGTAATTCGTGCCGTTGTTGCCGCCCTTTCGGATGGTCGGCACGGCCTTTCGTACAAGCCCTTGCGGGTTGTATGTCGGAAAATCTTTGTAGAACACCAGCACGTTTTCGTGGTTCTTCATCGGCTGAAGATTGGCGTTCAAGTGGCCGGTGGCCTTCGTCTTTTGCCAAATCCACTCATACCGCAACATGCCGATGTTCGACGCGCCCAACACCTTATCGAAAGGGGTCTGCGCGGTCAGGACAATTGCGCCGTTGCAGATACGCCTGTACTCCGCCCACAGTGCGGAAAGGTCAATGGTTGAATCCCATTTATTGCGCGTCGTCCCATACGGCAAATCGCACAAAATCATATCGATACTGTTATCTGGCAACAGCTGCATCATTTCCAGGCAATCGCCCTGCAGTAAAACGTGATTCATTTACGATGACCTTTCACCAGCAGCCGCGCCGACTCCATGACGCCAAACCCCGGGCAAAGCATCGCCAGCCACAGCATCACGGAAAGCGTGTCGTCAGTGGCGTACATGAACAGGAACGCCAACACGCCGAACGCCGCACACGACGCCACAAGCAGGGCCAACAACGCGCATTGGCGCAGCCAGAACAACAGGCCTTTGAGATCGAACATGATACAGCCCTCCTATTTCAATAAAGGCACAAAACCGTTAGTCTTGCGAAGTCGTGCGGTTGCAAGGTTTATGCAGCCTTTGCAACGCGTCGTGGCAGTAACGCGTGGCGCAACGTGACCTTTACGACAAGGTTTGCCCGTAAAGTACCAGTCCGAATCTAAGAACATAGCTTCGTCACGTTTCTTGGGTATGTACATGATGCAGCCCTCCTATTTGTATTGTGGGTCATACTTAAAACTAAACAACTGTTCATCGCGAATGAAATCGATTTGAGTTAAGAATATACGATTATCTTCGTATTTGGTCAACGTCAAACTGCGTGGCACCGGCAGTGTTTCGCGCGTCAACAACACACGATACGCTTCGGATGGCAGTTTCTTGCCGGTGGCAATTTCGTAATAGCGGCGGGCCTGCGCGAAGAACTTGTTGTCGGCGGTCGTGCGGTCGAAGTCCAGGCGCAAGCCGTAGTTGCCAAAATCGGTCTCGTACTGGAAATCCAATACGCTATTGCCCGACGCGCCAATGGACATGCCGCGCACTTCCAGCGTCCGGGTTTCGCGGCACGCTTCGTCGCGCAACACCACGCTTTCCTCGTCGTGGATCTCATAAGTGTCACCGTCGCCGATGCCGCGCGGGCCGACTTCACGGCGTTGACGCAACGCCAGGAAGCCTTGACGAGGCCGGCCGCACTGACGGCACAGCAAATGTTCGGCATCGTTCAGATAGCCACAGGCCGGCGCGTCTTTCTCCATCAGGCCCAACGACACGCGCATGTCGGCCTCGGGCGCCACGCTGTTGACCGGAAAGCGAATGCCGGACCGTTCGCGCGCGGCCGTGGTTAACGGCATGCCGTTCTCATCGCGGGCCGCGTAAGGCGACTGCACGACCTGGTCGGTGCATTCCCACAGCCCGGCGCGCGAGTCGCCCATGGTGATCTCGGCATTGATCGGGCCGTGCCGCACGAAGTTGCCGCCAGCGTCCAGCACGAGACAGTTGTCCTTGCCAGGATACGGGCGCAGGCCCCGGCCGACGATTTGGCGCCACAGCACGAGCGAGCGGGTCGGGCGCAGTACGACCAGACAGTCCACGAACTTGGCATTAAAGCCGGTTGTCAGCATGGCCACCGACACGATATGGCGGTGCTTCTTGGCCAGGTACTCTTCGACCCCGGCGACACGCTCGCCCTTTTCCAGTTCGCCGTGGATGATGACGGCCGACTCGCCGGACTCCAGCAGCGCATTGTGGATCATGCGCGCATGCTCGATGTTCACCGCAAACCACATGAAGTGTTTGCGGTCGGGGGCGTTCTCCAGCGCGACCGAGACGCACTCGCGCGTGACCTTCATGGCCTCTTGCGCCAACGCGGCCTCATCGAAGTCGCCACCCTTGGTTTTCACGTTCTCGGTGTCCACCTGCGGGAACCGAATTGACGGCGCAACGATGGGCGAAATGAAGCCTTCCCGCACCAGCCGGTTGAAGTTGCGCCCGCTGGTCAGGTCGTACACCTGCGACGTGAACAACCCGCACTGCACCAGCGGAACGACCTTCAAACCCTTCATCATGAAGGGCGTGGCCGTCAAGCCGATGAATCGCACCTTCGGGTTGGCCTCTTGGAAGCCCTTCACGATGGCCGCCGCCGTCTTCATGTCGATGTTGAACGTGTGGGCTTCATCAATGATGACGAAATCGACCGGGCCGAAGCGTTTGACTTGGCGCGTCACCGACTGCGGCGAACCGATGATGACCTGTGACAGCCGGTCCTTCATGTTCAGTCCCGCGCAATAGACGCCCAGGCGCGACACGATGGCCGGTGGCCAATACCCGGCGGCTTCGTCGGCGTTCTGCTTGACCAGTTCCATGGAGGGGGCCAGCGACATGATGCGGGCCTGCGGGTACAGCTGCAGCAGGCGTTCGATCAGGATGGCGTTGATCAGCGCCTTGCCGCCGCCGGTGATGACGGCGGCCAGCGGGTTGACGTTCGCGGCGGCTTGGATGGAATCGATGACGGCATCAACGCACTCGGCCTGATACCAGCGCGGGACAAGTCTAGGCATAGTTTAGTTATTCGTAAATTGGATCAAAGCGTATTTTATCACGTTTTGTACGCTTTGCTTGCAGGTGGCCTATGTGGAAATGGTTGCAAAACTTGCATTTGTAGGCTTGCAGCTTGCCCGGCCCGCAGTCCCCGCGATAGTCGCGGGTTTGCTTGTTCTTGTTGATGGCCGCAATGCGCGCCTCGGCTGAGGCGCGCGTGATGTGGATGATCTTGCCCGTGATCGGGCAGCGCTCGGGTGTCACGGCTTGACGTTGTAGACGTGCATGCGTTGAGCGGCGCAGCCATCGGCGACAACGGTCGGCGCGTTCGGATAGCCGTCCTCGCGTAGCAGCAAGTTACGCTGTGCGGCCAGCATGTCGTCGTTGACCTTGCTTTGCGCCTGGGCGAGTGCGCGGCTTTCACGTTCGCGCCGGAACGACTCTTGCAGTTCGGCGCTCACAGCTTTGACTTGCCGAACCGCTTCGGTGAACGCCTCGTAGTGGTGAATTTTGAACGGTTCTTGCACACGTTCGGCGGACGTGTTCACGTCCTGCACACGTTCCAACTCGTTCAACAGCGCGACAGCCACTTTCGCCGACGTGCTGCAGGCGTCGGTCTTGCGCCATTCGTCCGCTAGGCGGATCGCTACGGTGATGTCCATATCTTCGTTCTCCTTGTCAGTTCAGCATTGCGGTTGTCATGTCGAAGCCCAGTCAAAACCGGCCATCCAACCTTCTTCAAAACGCAAGAAGCCGTACCAGATCACGGGCACCAAACCATCTGCCCATTCCTTGGGGTCGCTCATCCCGTCCAGTGCGCGTTCTTTAAACGCGCGCTGCATCGGGCCTTCGGGCGCATCTTTCATGCGCTGCAAAGCGTCGCGCAGCTTGCTCACTTTGTCGGTGTAGTCCAGCTCCACAGTCAACCCTTCGGAATGTAAGGCGCCGTGTCCGGATTGAGCTCGAACACTTCGCGGATGATAGCAAACGGATAGGCGCGTTCCTTCAGCCATTGCTTGGTCGGCGTCGGGCGCTCGGTCCAGGCTGCTCCACGGATGCGGCAGACCATGGAGCAATCGCGGCCCAGCTTGCCCAGTAGCGCGACCGGCACGGGCTGGTGGCACGTCAGGAAGCGGCTTGCTTCCTCGACCGTGTAATTGTCGTCGGGTTTGCCCTCGATGGTGACGCGCGGACCTGGTGCGGCGACGACCAGCCGTACGAATACGAGCGAGCCGGCAGGCGCATGCGCAGCGGCCCAAGCGCGCGCCGCGTTCTCGTCTTTCGCTTTGTGCTGCACGGGCGGGTGGTTGTAGCGGTTGTGGGCAACGGTGATTTCGTAGGTGTTCATTTCAGATTCGTCCTCTCGGTCGGTCTTTGTGATATTGCATTTCGAGCAATATTTTGCGCGCCGCCGATTCCCCGCTGTGCAGTTGTTGCGCCAAATGCGGCAGTTCATCAAACGCATCAAGGCTGCCGGAGAGTCGAGGAAAAGCGGCAAGCAGTTTTGCGCGTTCGTACTTGGGTCGTAGCATTTCAAGCTCCAATGTCAACGCGCGGGCCACTGCGCTCAATTCGTCATAGGTCAGGCGGTTGTCGGGTTTCATTAGTCAATTGCCTGTAGGATTGCGCGAATATTATGTGCGGGACTGAACATCGTCCCCGCAACGCTAAGTTTGCTGGCGTCAGTGCGCAACACGTTGGCAAACGCACGCACGACGCGCCGAGATCTTGCGCGTTCGGAATCCGGCAAACTGCGCCAAGGCCCCCGAACGTGCCCGCGACAAAAACCGGCGTAGAAACCTTCCCGTTCGTTACGGCTCTGTGTGATCTTCACTTGAATGACTCCCTCAGTGTGGTGGCCTGCACGGCAATGCGCAGGGCTTCTTCGGCGACTTCGCGCGGGCGGTCCGGCGCGGCGCACAAACCCGTGATGGCGGCCAGGAACGCGCGGTCACGGAATGCGGCGCGATCGTCCTGTTTGGGCGCGGTGTAGGCGCGCAACGCTGCGCCGGCCTCCTGCAGCGACACGCCGCAATGCGTGCGGATCGCCTCGACTATCTGGCTACCGGTGATGTCTTGGCGGCTCATACGTGCGTTGGCTCCGAAGATGGCAAGGATGGGTCTGCGACGGTGCCGCGCAAACGCGCCTTGAGCAACGCATCGGTCAGCGCGTACACGTGATTCGCGTAGTTGTCGTAATCGTCGTTGAGCGGCCAGCCGTTCTTGCTCATGTCGCTGCGCACGATTTCCAACGCAAACCGATCCCGCAGGTCCGCTTCCTCGTCGGTAAAGGCGATCGCGCTGGGCCGGAATATGCCATCATCGCCGCGCACTAAAACATGTCTCATGCTACTGCTCCTTTCTTGTTCGGGTCTTCGGCCAGGCCGCAGACCCGAACAAGAAAGG